GATCGGACCATCGTCCGCCTCAATCAGGAGGCGCAGGCGAACAGCAAACGCGAGGCGGCGCTGCGTCAGCAGCAGAGTCAGGCCAGCCGCCTTGCTCTTAACCGCGAAGTGCAAATAGCGAGGGAAACCAATGCAAACCAGGCGTTACGCGAGTGGTCTGCTGCCGCTCTGCCTGACGATTTTATCCGGCTGCACAGCCGTCCCGCCTTCGACAACGCCCGCGATTATCTGGGCTGGCTGTCCGCGCGTGAACAGCTGTCCAGTGCCGGGCAACAGCCTGCAGACGCAGGGCGATCTGGCGGCAGATAACCGTCAGCTAGAGGCTGCGCTCGCGTCTTGCGGGCTGCAGATTGAAACCATTAAAGCGTGTCAGGAGCAACAGGATGCAGAAACCTCAACAGCTACGCGCGGCGCTGAGCCGCAGCGTGCCGCAGCTACAGCAAAACCCGGAGCGGCTGACCATGGCGATCGCCGCCGGAACGGTGGTGGCGACCAGCGCGCCGTCGCTCTCTTTTGAGTATCGCTACCGGCTGGAATTAACCCTCGCCGACGTTGAGCAGGATATCGAGGCCGTTATCGTGCCGCTGCTCGCCTGGCTGCGGGATAACCAGCCGGAAATGATGGGCAACGCCGAGAAGCGACGCAGCGATTTTACCTTCGCCGCCGACGCCTCCGGCGCGCTCAGCATCGGCCTGCAGCTGACCGAGCGCGTGCTGGTCACGCAGCAGGAGAGCGCGCTGCAGGTCACCTTTCCCGGCGAGCCGACGCCGCCCGCTAACGATAACGCGCCGCTGCAGCTCTGGGTGCACGGCGCGCTGGTCAGCGAGTGGCAGCGCTAAAGCTGTTCTGTCATCTCTCAGCGGTCGGCGTCGCGTTGCTGGCCGCATGCACCGGAGGTAACACTAGCGACATGAACGAACATATCAGCGAAATCCTGCGCCTGCTGCGCAACCTTATCCGCATCGGCACCGTCTCGGCGGTGGATCCGCAGAGCGGGCGCTGCCGCGTACGCAGCGGCGACAATGAAACCGGCTGGCTGCCGTGGCTCAGCGCCCGCGCCGGACGCTCTCGCGCCTGGAGCGCGCCGTCAATCGGCGAGCAGGTGCTGGTGCTGAGCCTGGGCGGCGAGCTGAATACCGGCTTTATCCTGCCGGGCATCTTCTCCGACAGCCATCCTGCGCCTTCCGCCTCGGCTGATGCGCTGCACTGGGCGTTTCCCGACGGCGCGGTTATCGAGTATGAGCCGCAGAGCGGCGCGCTCAGGGCGAGCGGCATTCAGACCGCACGCCTGCAGGCGGCGACCAGCATCCTGCTCGACGCGCCGCTGGTGGAGTGCAGCGCAAAGCTGAAAACCGCCACGCTGGAGGTGACCGGCGGCGGCACGCTGCAGGGCAATGTGACCCACAGCGGCGGCAGCCTGAGCTCTAACGGCATCGTGGTGGACGCCCATCAGCATGGCGGCGTGAAGTCGGGCGGCGATCTTTCTGGAGGACCGCAGTGATGGCCGAAAGATATATCGGGATGAACCGCGACAGCGGCGCGGCGCTGGCGGAGCTGGAGCATATCCGCCAGTCGGTGCGCGATATTTTGACCACGCCGCTCGGCTCCCGAGTCATGCGTCGCCGCTACGGCTCGCTGCTGTCGGCGCTGATCGACCAGCCGCAAAACCCGGCGCTGCGCCTGCAAATCATGTCCGCCTGCTATATGGCGCTGTTGCAGTGGGAGCCGCGCATTCAGCTGAGCGCTATCAGCTATGAGGCGTCGTATGACGGCGGCATGACGGTAGAGCTTACCGGTAGCCGCAGCGATACAACGCAAGCATTTTCCCTGACCATTCCCGTGAGCTGAACCTATGGCAACCATTGACCTGAGCCAGCTGCCTGCGCCCGACGTGGTGGAGGCGCTGGATTATGAAACCCTGCTGGCCGAGCGCAAGGCGACGCTGATTTCCCTCTATCCGGCCGAGCAGCAGGCGGCGATAACCCGCACGCTGGCGCTGGAGTCGGAGCCGCTGGTGAAGCTGCTGCAGGAGAACGCCTATCGCGAGCTGATCCTGCGCCAGCGCATCAACGAGGCGGCCAAAGCCAATATGGTCGCCTGGGCGACCGGCGCCGATCTCGACCAGCTCGGCGCCAACAACGGCGTGACCCGGCTGACGCTGAGGGCGGCGGACAGCAGCACGCTGCCGCCGACCGCGGCGGTGATGGAGAGCGACGACAACTTCCGCATGCGCATCGCCGCCGCGTTCGAAGGGCTGAGCGTGGCGGGGCCTAGCGGCGCCTACGAGTATCACGCCAAAAGCGCCGATGGACGCATAGCGGACGTTTCCGCTACCAGCCCGGCGCCGGCGGAGGTGGTGATCACCGTGCTGAGCCGCGAAGGCGACGGCACCGCGCCTGCCGATCTGCTCACCATCGTGGCGAACGCGCTCAACGACGAGGATGTGCGTCCGGTGGCCGATCGCGTTCGGGTGCAGGCGGCCGCCATCGTCAGCTACCGCGTCGACGCGACGCTGTTTCTCTATCCTGGCCCGGAAGCGGAGCCGATCCGCGCCGCCGCCGAAGCGAAGCTGCTCGCCTTTATCAACGCCCAGTCGCGGCTGGGACGCGATATTCGCCAGTCGGCGCTCTACGCCGCGCTGCATGTAGAAGGCGTGCAGCGCGTCGAGCTGGCGCAGCCGACGGCCGATGTGGTGCTGGATAAAACCCAGGCTGCCTGGTGCAGCGGCTACAGCATCACTGTAGGAGGTTCCGATGAGTGATCGGCTGCTGCCGACTGGCTCCTCGCTGCTCGAGGTCGCCGCCGCCCGGGCGTGCGCCGATATCGAGGCGATGCCGGTGCCGCTGCGCCAGCTATGGAACGCGCAGACCTGCCCGGTGGCGCTGCTGCCTTATCTCGCCTGGGCCTGGTCGGTCGACCGCTGGGACGCCGGGTGGAACGAGGCGACCAAACGCAACGTCGTGGCCGCTTCGGAGTACGTGCACCGGCATAAAGGCACTATCGGTTCGCTGCGGCGCATCGTCGAGCCGCTCGGCTATCTGATCCGCATTATCGAGTGGTGGAAAACCGGCGACGCGCCGGGCACGTTTCGCCTCGACGTCGGCGTGCTCGATACCGGCATTACCGAGGAGATGTACAACGAGCTGGAGCGGCTGATCGCCGATGCGAAGCCATGCAGTCGGCATCTGATTGGCCTTTCGATCAATCTCGATTCGAGCGGAACGCTGCCGGTAGCCGCCGCCAGCTACAGCGGCGACGAGCTAACGGTTTATCCCTATACCCCTGAAATCATCACCGTGAACGGGCCTGGCTTCACCGGCTCAGCGGTACATTTAATTGACCTGACGGAAGTGCGCACATGACAACGAAATATTATGCCCTGCTGACCAATCAGGGCGCGGCTAAGCTGGCGAACGCCACGGCGCTCGGCACTAAGCTGCAGATCACTGAAATGGCGGTAGGCGACGGCGGCGGCGCGCTGCCGACGCCAGATGCCTCGCAGACGAAGCTTATCGGCGAGAAACGCCGCGCGGCGCTGAATTCATTAAGCGTCGACGCGGCCAACAGCAGCCAGATTATCGCCGAGCAGATTATCCCCGAGAACGAAGGCGGCTTCTGGATCCGCGAAATCGGCCTGTTTGACGCCGACGGCGTGATGATTGCCGTCGCCAACTGCGCCGAGACCTATAAGCCGCAGCTGCAGGAGGGCAGCGGCCGCACGCAGACGGTGCGCATGATTATCATCGTCAACAGCGCCGCGTCAGTGACGCTGAAGATCGACCCGTCGGTGGTGCTGGCGACGCGCCAGTATGTGGATGACAACATTATCGAGGCGAAGCAGTACGCGGATAAGGGCATCGCTGATCATGTCGCGGCGGCGAACCCGCATAAACAGTATCTGCAGATTGCGAACGCGCTGGCGGAGGTGAAGAGTGCGGGGAAGGTGGCGGATGTTCTACAAAACCTTGGTTTAGGAGAAGGCTCGGCGCTACCGGTAGGCGTGCCGATTCCGTGGCCGTCCGCCACACCGCCATCAGGCTGGCTGAAGTGTAACGGGGCGGCGTTTTCTGCCGCGACGTATCCCTTGCTGGCCAAGGCATATCCGACGTTGAAGCTTCCCGATCTGCGCGGCGAGTTTATTCGCGGCTGGGATGATGGGCGCGGGATTGATACTGGTCGCACCTTAATGAGCAGCCAGATAGACGCATTACAGAACCATGGCCATCGGACTATGAGGTTACGCTTTGTCGGCGGCTCAGGAAGCAACTTTGCTATCCCAGACGGGAGTGCTGATTTTACAGGGGATGCAGATTTAATTGGAGAAGTTTCAGGGCGTAATTTTAATGGCGGAGCTGCCCGTATTGCAGGTGAAACCCGCCCACGTAATATTTCATTCAATTACATTGTGAGAGCCGCATAATGTTGAAAATAGTCTTGGATAAAAACGGTCTGGCAGATACAGCTGGTATGATAACTATCTACAATTACGATGCGAAAAGCGGCGAGTATATAAATACCACTGAAGAGTATTTGCCGCAGGGCGTTGGCGTGCCTGCAAATGCAACTATTGTGTCGCCGCTAGTTGTTAAGAAAAATAATGTAGCTGTTTTTCGTGAAGGTAAATGGCAGGCCATGGCCGATCACCGGGGTGAAACGGTATACGCGATTGCGGATGGTGCTGAGATAGAAGTTACTGAGCCAGGTGATTATCCAGCTGGAACAACCGCGTCAAAGCCGGCTACCGATTTCGATAAATGGGATGGGACAAAGTGGGTAACAGATACTGAGGAACTAAACGCTGCACAAGTTAAGTCCGCAGAGCGTAAAAAGGCATCCTTATTGGCAGAAGCGCAGGCAAAGATCAGTATTTGGCAGACTGAGCTGCAGTTAGGTATTATCGAAAATGAGGATAAAGCGAGTTTGATAAACTGGTTATCCTATATTAAAGTGCTACAAAAAACAGATACCAGCTCTGCGCCAGATATAAAATGGCCAGTAGTAGCTGTTTAATACGCAAACTTCGTTACATGATAGCGTGCCTTCCATTCTTTCCAAGCGGTTCTTAAAGCAGCCGCACCTAAATATAATTTAGGTGCGGCTTATTAATTATTCAGGTTTGTCCGGCCATTCTATATCTGGCGCACTTTTTATATTGACTCGATTGAGAAGCACTCTATATTTTTTCCATTTAGCAAGCCGTGCAACTTCTTCTTCATTTGCCATGTTAATGTCGACAGCATCCTGTAAAGGAGCAATAATTTTAGCTGCTTCTTCCATCAAGAAATTGAAGGTGATATCAGCAATCAACCCAGCATTCTCAGATTCAATAACAGGTGCAGTGAACACATTGTTATTAAAAATGTAACCAACTTCAGGCGGCGATGATAATGGTGTAATATCAATCCATTCTAGAGAAGGATGATAAATAGCAGAAGGATCAACACTGAGTGAGACCATTTCAACAACGCGCTGTTCCTCAATTCGGGCATAAGTTTTCATTAACTAAACTCCTCAATGTAGATGACTCCGTGCGCGCCAAAAGCCCCAACATATGGATCGGTTCGAGTATTACCACCACCGCCCGCACCAAACCTTGGCGCACGATTTGAATTTGACCCTTCACCGCTGCGGGCACCGCCGCCCCAGTAACTTGCGCCACCATCGCCAGAGCCTCCGAAGTAAGGATTAGATGAATCGCTGACAATACCGGGCGCGTCGCTGCCGTCACCACCGCGAATATTTAAATCGCCGCCAACCGCGTTGCCGCCACCGCCGCCCGCATTGCCATTCGCAGAAACACCGTTGCCTGCGGTTAATCGCCCATCGAAGGAACTGCTTGATGAGTCTGACGTTTCATCCGCTCCCTGGCCAACAACGCCTGTATAAGTTTTGCCTTCATCAATTGTCAGCCAGGCGATTGTAGTCCCGCCTGCCCCACCGCCTGCGCCACGCGAACGAAATCCATTGCCCCAGCCAAGGTAGCCATAGCCTCTGCCGCCACCGCCTGTCAGAATGATTTTGATGCGCTTCGTTCCAGGCGACGGCTTATAGCTGACGGCCCCTGGCGTGATGAATATCTGCCGGTTAAGGAAGCGGCCAGAAAACTTTTCGCTAATACCAAGGTTTTTGATAAACCCACCACGCATGGCAAAATCCGCCAAAATCCGCCCCAGACAAGCTGAAGAGAAAAACGTATGGCCGTGATTGGTTATATTCGCGTATCAACAATTGACCAGAACTGCGACTTACAGCGCGATGCGCTCTTAAGCGCGAATTGTGACCGTATTTTTGAAGATCGTATCAGCGGGAAGACGGCAACCCGCCCAGGCCTCAGGCAGGCGCTTAAATGCATCCGCAAAGGCGATACGCTGGTTGTCTGGAAACTGGACCGACTTGGGCGCAGCGTGAAAAATTTAATTGCGCTGATATCCGAGCTGCACGATCGCGGCGCGCACTTTCGCTCGTTAACCGACAGCATCGATACCAGCAGCGCGATGGGGCGCTTCTTTTTTCACGTTATGTCGGCGCTGGCTGAAATGGAGCGCGAGCTTATCGTCGAGCGCACTCTGGCGGGGCTGGCTGCGGCCAGAGCGAAAGGGCGACTGGGCGGACGGCCCAGAGCGCTAAACGCGGATGAGGTCGAGCAAATTAGCCGGCTGCTGGCTAAGGGACATAGCCGCCAGCAGCTGGCGATTATTTATAACGTCGCGCTATCGACCCTCTATAAATACTTTCCGGCAAAGGCGCTCGAAGGCCCGTCGGCAACGACCTCCTGAACGTCATGGCGACCGCTAAAAAAGCGCTGTGAACCTTCCTGCGAGAGGCCGCTGTTCACTCATCCCTCAGCAGACCGCAACCGCATGATTTCTCTCACCTGACCTGACAATCTGAGCGCACCCTCAACACGGAGTGCATCAGATGTCTGATTATCATCACGGTGTACGCGTTGTCGAAATTAATGACGGCACGCGCACCATTTCTACCGTATCCACCGCCGTAGTCGGCCTGGTCTGCACCGCAGACGACGCAGACGCTGCGGCTTTTCCGCTCAACACCCCGGTGCTGCTGACCAACGTGCAGGCCGCTATCGCCAAAGCCGGCAGCAAAGGCACGCTGGCGGCGTCGCTGCAGGCGATTGCCGACCAGTCGAAACCGGTTACCGTCGTGGTTCGCGTCGCCGAAGGCGCGACCGCCGCGGAAACGATCTCCAACCTTATCGGCACCACCGATGAAAACGGCCAGTACACCGGCATGAAGGCGCTGCTCACCGCGCAGACGCAGCTCGACGTCAAGCCGCGCATTCTCGGCGTGCCGGGGCTCGATTCGCAGGAAGTGGCGACCGCGCTGGCAGGCATCGCGCAGCAGCTGCGCGCCTTCGCCTATGTCTCCGCCTGGAACTGCAAAACCATCAGCGAGGCGATGAACTACCGCAAAAACTTCAGCCAGCGCGAGCTGATGGTGATCTGGCCCGACTTCGTCGCCTGGAACACCGCGACCAACGCCGCCGAAACCGCCTATGCAACGGCGCGCGCCCTTGGCCTGCGCGCCAAAATCGACAACGACACCGGCTGGCATAAAACCCTGTCGAACGTCGGCGTCAACGGCGTGACCGGCATCTCCTCATCGGTCTTCTGGGATCTGCAGCAGAGCGGCACCGACGCCGACCTGCTGAACGAAGCCTGCGTCACCACGCTGATCCGCAAAGATGGCTTCCGCTTCTGGGGCAACCGCACCTGCAGCGACGATCCGCTCTTTGTATTTGAAAACTACACCCGCACCGCGCAGGTGCTGGCCGACACCATGGCCGAAGCACACATGTGGGCCAACGACAAGCCGCTGACGCCGGTGCTGGTGCGTGAAATCGTGGCAGGCATCAACGCCAAATTCCGCGAGCTGGTCAACGCCGGCTATCTGCTGGGCGCCTCCTGCTGGTATGACGAAAGCGCTAACGACGCCGCGACCCTGAAGGCGGGCAAGCTCTTTATCGACTACGACTACACGCCGGTGCCGCCGCTGGAAGATCTGACGCTGCGCCAGCGCATCACCGATACCTATCTGGCGAACTTCGCCGCATCCGTTAACAGCTGAGGAGCCGGATAAATGGCACTACCCCGCAAACTGAAAGGGCTGAACCTTTTCAATGATTCAAACAGCTATCAGGGCGTTGTCTCTTCCGTCACCCTGCCGAAACTCTCCCGCAAGCTGGATGCCTATCGCGGCGGCGGCATGAACGGCGCGGCCTTTATCGATAACGGTCTGGACGACGACGCGCTCGATATGGAGTGGACCATTGCCGGTATGGACGACCTGGTGCTGACGCAGTGGGGCGGTTCCGCCGTACCGCTGCGCTTCACCGGCTCCTACCAGCGTGACGACACCGGCGAAGAGATCGCGGTGGAGATTGAGATGCGCGGCCGTCATCAGGCGTTCGACTTCGGCGAAGCCAAGCAGGGCGAGGATACCGAAACCAAAATCACCACCAAAAACACCTACTTCAAACTCACCTGGAACGGTAAAGAGCTGATTGAGATCGACACCGTCAACATGGTCGAGAAGGTGAACGGCGACGATCGCCTTGCCCAGCGCCGTAAAAATCTCGGCCTGGCTTAACCCTGACGCCAGCGCCCGGCGCTGGCTTTTTCATCTGTATGAGAGAGAAGCATGGAACAAAAAGAGAATAGCGTTGAGCTGGAAACCCCGCTGAAACGCGGCGACGCCACGATCGCGCAGGTTGAGCTGATTAGGCCGAGCGCCGGTTCGCTGCGCGGCGTGCGCCTTGCCGATCTCGCATCAAGCGATGTCGATGCGCTGCTGACGGTGCTGCCGCGTATTACGCTGCCTGCGCTGACCAAAGCGGAGTGCAACAGCCTTGACCCGGTAGATCTCATCGCGCTCGGCGGCAAGGTGATTGGTTTTTTGCAAGCGAAGTCGGCAGCGTCGACTGGCCCGGCGGACTGACGGTCAACGATCTGATGGCTGATATCGCCGCCATTTTTCACTGGCCCCTTTCTGAAATGAACGACCTGCCGCTGGCCGACCTGCTCGACTGGCGGCATAAAGCCCTGATCCGCAGCGGAGCAAATACGGATGAGTGAAGACCTCAAACTGCAGGCGCTGCTGAAAGCGGTTAATCAGGCGCTGCGCCCGCTACAGAGCCTCCAGAACGAAACGCAAAACGTCGCCAGTTCGATTGCCGATACGCAACAGAGCCTGGCGGCGCTGCAGGCGCAGTCGGCGAAAATCGACGGCTTTCGCGCCGCCAGCCGCCAGCTGAGCGACACGCAGCAGCAGCTTAAACAGGCGAAGGCGGAAACAGCGGCGCTGGCGCTGGCAATGCGCGCCAGCGGTCAACCTGCGGAGCAGCAGAGCCGCGCGCTGGAGAAGGCGCGTCAGCATACCGCCGCGCTGCAAAGCCAGGCGCAGAGCCTGCGTCTGGCCGTGCAGCAGCAGCGCGCGAGCCTGAACGACGCGGGCATCTCCACGCGCAGCCTGAGCAGCGAACAGCTGCGGCTGAAAGCGGCCGCGGCGCAGACCAGCCAGCACCTTAGCGGTCAGCAGCAGCAGCTTCAGCGGCTGAACCAGCAGCAGGAGCGGCAAAACCAGACGGCGGAGCGCTACCGTAAAGGGCAGGCGCTGGCGGGCCAGATCCGCAGCGGCGGCGCAGCAGCGCTCGGCCTGGCGAAAACGGGCTTCACCGCCGGCGCCGCGCTGCTGCGTCCCGGCTACGAGCTGGCGCGCGCCGATGCCGCGCTGCTGCGTCCCGGCTACGAGCTGGCGCGCGCCGATGCCGCGCTGCAGGCCAAAACCGGCCTGCAGAAAGGATCGCCGCAGGCCGTCGCGCTGGATAAACAGGCGCGCAGCCTCAGCGTGCAGACCGGCGTTCCGGCGCAGGCGGTGGCGCAGACCCAGCTCGATATCGCCCAGGCGGGCGGCTCGGTCGACGACATCGCCTTCGCGACGCCGGTGGCGCTGAACATGGCGCAGGTCAACAGCCACTCGGCGGCGGACAACGCCGGTCTGCTTATGGACGCGAAAAGCGCGTTCGGTCTCGACAGCGGCGACATCGCCCACCTGGGCGATGTGATTAACGCCACCCTCGACCAGACCGGCATGAAGTTTGAGGATCTGAGCAGCGCGCTGGGCAGCGTCGCGCCGGTGGCGAAAAGCGCCGGCGTCGGCGTTGAGCAGACCTCCGCCATGCTGGGACTGCTGGCGCAAAATCACATTACCGGCGTGGCGGCGGGCGACGAGGTCGGGGCGATCCTGACGCGGCTGCAGACGCGCGAAGGCGAGGGCGCTATCGCCGCGCTTGGCGTGTCCACTCGCGACGAAAACGGCGACGCACGGCAGATCCTGCCGCTGCTGAAAGATATCCAGGCCGCGTTCGCCAGCAAGGGGATGGATGCGGCGCAGCAGACCGACGCGCTGAAGAGCATCGTCGGCGCGAAGGCAGCCTCGTCAGCCTCGCTGCTGACGCGGGGCGCCGCCAGCGGCGAGCTGGAGACGCTCACCGCATCGGTACAACACGCCGACGGCGGGACGGCGCGAATGGCGCAGGCGCAGCAGGACAGCCTCGGCGGGGATCTGCAAAAGCTGGACGCCTCCAGGGCGGCTATCGGCGTTGACCTTTTTGCGCCGCTCGACGGCCCTTTGCGCACGCTGACGCAGGAGGCGACGCAGTTCCTGCAGACCATCGATCAGTGGCTGCAGGATAACCCAACGCTGGCGAGCGGCATCGCAACGGCGGCGGCGGTGGCGCTGACCTTTGTCGGCGCGCTGGGCGCTATCGGCATGGCGGTCTGGCCGGTGGTCAGCGGCGTTGGCGCCATTATGGCCGGGGTGGAGATCCTCGGTGGCCTGTTCACTGTAGTGGGCGGCGCGATCGTCACCGCCATCGGCGCTATCACGCTGCCGGTCGTGGCTATCGTTGCGGCCATCGTCGGCGGCGCGCTGCTGATCCGTCAGTACTGGGAGCCCATCAGCGCCTTTATTAGCGGCGTCGCGCAGGGGTTCTCCGCGGCGATGGGGCCGATCGGCGACGCCTTTGCGCCGCTGCAGCCGGTGTTCGCCTGGGTGACGGACAAGATTAAGTCGGTGTGGAACGGCTTTACGCAGCTGCTGGAGCCGGTGAAAGCGACCCAGGAGCAGCTGGCCGCCGCCGGCGATATGGGGAAAAGCTTCGGCAATATGCTCGCCGAGGCGCTAAAGATCCCCGGCCACGCGCTGGACCAGCTCACCAGCGGTATCGACTGGGTGCTGAACAAGCTCGGCATCGCCAGCAGTAAAAGCAAACAGCTGAAGGCGGATCTGCCGCCAGACGCGGCGCCCGTCGAGAACGCCGCCGCCAGCGAGCTGCAACCTAACCTGCTGACCGGCGGCCCGAGCTACCGGCCGGTAGTCGCGCCCGCCGCAGGCAGCATGACGCAGCAGAACGCCTACACCAGCAATATCACGGTGAATGCGCCAGCCGGCATGGATGCTCATGAGATTGGACGGGTTGTGCAGCAGCATTTTGCTCAGCAGCAGTTTGAGCAGCAAAACCGGCAGCGCAGCGCCATGACAGGAGGATTTTATCCATGATGATGATCTACGGCATGCTGCCCTTTATGCGGCAGACGCTGCCCTATAACCAGCTGATACACAGCAGCGGCTGGAACTGGGCCAGCAACAGCCGCGTCGGCATGCGCGCCGCAGCGCAGTTTACCGGCAAAGGCAGCGACAAAATCTCCCTGAGCGGCGAGCTGCGCCCCGAGCTGACCGGCGGTCCGGTTAAGGCGCAGGCGTTTCAGCTGCTGGCTGACGAAGGACGCGCCTGGCCGCTGATCGGCGGCGACGGCACCATCTACGGCATGTATGTCATCGAGAGCTTTAAGACCACGCACAGCGACTTCTACGCCGACGGCAGCGCGCGCGTGATTGCCTTTACCCTCGACCTGCTGCGCGTCGACGAGTCGCTGGTCTCAATGTTCGGCGACCTGAAAGCGCAGGGCAGCGCGCTGTGGGCGAAGGCGGAAGCGGCGGCGGGCAACCTCTCGTCAGGCATGGCGGCGGGAGGCTTCTCACTGTGAGCGAACTCGGCGCGATGGCGATTAAGGCGGGCAGCCGGCCGGCACCCGATTTTATGCTGTGGATCGGCAGCAAGGATGTGACGCCCAATCTGCGCGATCGGCTGATCTCACTGACGCTTACCGATAATCGCGGCTTCGAAGCGGATACGCTTAACCTTGCTCTGGACGACAGCGACGGCCTGCTGCAGCTGCCGCAGCGCGGCACGGTCGTATCGCTGTTCCTGGGCTGGGTTGGCCAGCTGCACAACAAGGGCGACTTTACGGTCGATCAGGTGAGCCACGGCGGCGCGCCCGATGTGCTGACCATTGTGGCGCGCAGCGTCGATTTTCGCGGGGAGCTGGGCAAGGCGCGTGACCTCTCTTATCACGACGCCACGCTGGGCAGCATCGTGACGCAGATAGCCCAGCGCTGCGGGCTGATTTTGCAGATGGCGGAAGGGTTCGCCGGGATCAAGATCGATCATATCGATCAGACCCACGAAACCGATCCCAGCTTTGTCACTCGCCTGGCGCAACGCTATGGCGCGGTCGCGGTTATCAAAGCGGGGCGGCTGCTTTTTTTGCGGCCCGGCAGCGGCCAGTTAGCCAGCGGCGGCGCGATACCCACGGTGACGCTGACGCGCCAGGATGGCGATAAACACAATTTTACTGTTGCCGATCGCACCACTTATAGCGGCGTGCAGGCGCGATGGCTCTCAACAAAAGAGGCGAAAACGCATGTGGTGCAGATGCAGCGCAAGGCAAAGGCCACGAACGAGGCTGCGGTTGCCCATCCTGATGCGCAAAGCGCGCCGCGGCTAACGGGTCAGCAGGAAGGGGATTATCTTTCCGGTGCGAAAGAGAGCCTGCTGGTGCTGCCAGACGTCTTCAACAGCGAAGAGGCGGCGATTCAGGCGGCGCAGGCGAAGTGGAACGAGAAACAGCGCGGCGCGGCTCACTTTACCTTTCAGCTGGCGAGCGGGCGTGCGGATCTCTATCCTGAAACACCGGTCAGGGTCAGCGGCTTTAAAGCGGTGATTGACGCCAGCGCCTGGGTGATCAGCAAGGTGACGCATAATCTGAACGTTAAAGAGGGATTTACCACGACGCTGGAGCTGGAGAACGATATCACGGATGTGGAATATGAGAGAATTAACTAACTAATAGTTAATTAATTTGCTTTTTGTGAGTTATGTGGGTGATAATCATCGCGTCAACTACTGAGGAACTCACAAATGATGCATTGCCCGCTGTGTCAGAGCGCTGCCCACACGCGCAGTAGCCGTTACATCTCTAACGAGACCAAAGAGCGCTACAACCAGTGCCAGAACATCAACTGCAGCTGCACCTTTAAGACGCACGAGAGCGTGACCGGCATGATCGTGACGCCGGGTAAAATCGAAAAGGTGGAGATAGCGAAGAAGCAGGCTGAGGTTCGTGCCTGAGTGTTTAAGCGTTTGAAAAGCAAAGCCCGCGTAAGCGGGTTTTTTATGGCGGCAGCGCCGCCTCTTGGAGTTCTGGCGATAAGTGTACGGTGGTGGGGGGCTTGTAGTGCTGGAAGTGCTGGCGATAACTGATTCGAATACATTATAACGTGTATGCAACTTGGAGTTCGAGTTCGGTCAATTGGCGCAGATTTCACGACTAAAAACAATCAATAACGAGCTAAAGTTAGTGATTAGCGGGCTAATGATAGTCTTACTATTATATGCTGCACTCAACCGTGCATAGCTTGAGTGAGGAAGGAAACTTTTTTCGTATCTGCGAAATAAAAAATATCTGGCTCATACATTTTTTTCTCTAGTTATAAATGCTGCGATACTGTTTAAATTAACAGTAAAATTTGGAAGGGATGACGGCTCAGGAATCAAGCCAGAGGCATAAAAAATGGCGTGCACGCAGTTTATTGCGGAGGTTTCGCTGATTGCTAACTGCAAGCTGTCTGGCCTGAAACTGGCACTCACCAATATTGCCGCATTGGAAACTCAGAAACTCGGCAGGATTCTGCTAAAGAAATACTATACCCTATTGAATAAGGAGATTGTGATGCAAATTGAAATCATGCAGAAATTAAGCCAGGCGTTAGTCAAGGCTATGCAGGCAGAGATTCATAGCCGGGATCATTATCATATATCCCGCCACTACCTTTCGCGTCCATCCGGGAAGCGTGTCCTGGATTGAAATGCAGTGGTTCAGCATATACAAAGATAAACAACGCATTAGCGAAATCATCCAGAATTTCTGGAAAAATGACAAGTGGTATATTGAGAGAACCCGGTGGCTGCTAAAACTTGCTTTTCGCGCCTACTGGGTTGAGCAACAAGCCTGCGAGGCGTCAGATTATGGATGGCAAAGATAATAGCTATCAGATCATTTACCGGGGCGTCTACGTCGGATATTTTTTTTCCCGAAGGATGATTTTTTCAACGATGAAAAACTGCGGCTGTTCTTAATTAGGTCGGCGAAGTTCATAGGCGCGTAGTTGAGCTGCCTTTTGATTCCTTGACCATAGCAATATCATAAACTTTCTTTTCAAAATGCATGAGTAGCGTTGTCTAAATGTTTTTGTTTAGCGGTTATAGCATGTCACCAAGATTTATTAAAAATTTAAACTATCTGCCTGAATTTTCAAGCTAATAAGTGCTAAATATATGGGAATGAGAACTATTTACCATAAAAGGGATAATATATTTAACCCTATTGCTAGTATGCAAATTATGATAAAAAATATTCTTTCGGCGTCAATAATTCGACAGAGGATGTTTCGATGAATCAAATTAAATCAATGAATATCAATAAGTTACTTTTAGATGTAGACAACTCTCGCTTTCCTGTATCGGCTGAAAACCAACGCGACGCTATAGCTAAAATGTTAGAGTTGCAGTACGACCGCATCTACCGATTGGCCAAGGATATCGTTGCAAAAGGCTTGGACCCATCTGAGAATGTTTTGGTTTATCCTAGTGAAGATGAAGATGGTTTCTATGTGGTAGCAGAAGGCAATCGACGAGTTACTGCACTCAAGTTGTTGTTATCCCCTAAACTCGCGCCCAATGAAAAAGCAAGGAAGGCTTTCGAAAAGCTTAAAATCACTCAATCCAAAGATATAAAAATTATAGATAATTGTGTGGTTTTTGATAACGACGATTACGAACATTGGGTAAATTTAAAGCATACCGGCCAAAATGGAGGAGTAGGAAGGGTTGAGTGGACAGCACCTGAAAAAGCCAGGCATATGGCTAGAAATGGTAAACAGTCATTTGGGAATCAATTATTTACTTTTTTAGAGTTAAACTCTGATTATTTCAAAGAGATTTTAGAGAAAAAGAAAATATTAAGAATAACAAACATAACTCGCCTTTTTGGCGATCTCAAAGTCCGTGACTACTTCAATTTAAAAAGCATCAATGGCATATTATATTGTTTCCAATCTTATCAACGCTTTCAGTCTCAACTTAAAAATATTTTAACAGTTATGATTGAAGAGGATGAAAAGGGAAGGCCTTGCTTCACCGTAAATAGAATTCGAAGCCAAGATGATAGGGTCAATTTTATTATTGAACAAAGCATTAAAGCATCTGATATCGTTTTGAATAAACCTTGGAGTTTACTTGAATCTAATCCTGATTTTTCGACCGAACCAGTTGAAGAGGATTTCGAAGATGATAGTCCTGTAGATACAGATGATATTAAAAAAAGCAAGGGCCGCTCTTTTGTCCATCAAGAAGAAAAGAATGATGAGTCTTCTGAAGACAAAGATAAATCAAGAACTAAATTTGACGGAGATGCAGATGATAAGAAAAAAGGAAAGAATAAAGCCACTCCAAAAATTGATCGAAACAATTTAATACCATCTTATGTGAAACTTAATTTTAGGGGGCATAAAAAGTGCTCTCGTATTTTTAATGAGCTCAAAAGCCATTTAACCTTTGATTCTACTCCTAACGCAATATCTATATTATTACATATATTTATCGACCTTTCTGTGACTACTTTTATAGAAGACAATCAAATTGGTCAAAAAGATACAAACAGGAATCCAGGCTTGCACGACAAAGTTATAATGTGCGCGAATTATCTTCGTGATGCAAAAAAAATGACAGGCAGTCAATGCACAGCAGTAATAACCTATTCAAGCCAAATCACTAAGCATAATGGCTCGTTACAGCAGTATGTTCATAATCCTCATCTGCTTTTATCCAAAGAGGCTGTCAATACTGAATGGGATAATTTTGAAGTTCTACTTAGCCTGATCTGGGGCGATTAAAATTAAGACAAATATAGACATGGATGTCTGTATTTTGATATAGTATGGGATCAGGCTTGAGAGGTAGACATGAAATTTTATACCCCATTACGATATCCCGGCGGCAAAGGAAAGTTATCTTATTTTTTAAAAGATGTCATTGAGCAAAACATGTTAAATGATGGAGCTTATGCTGAACCATATGCTGGAGGTGCTGGGGTAGCCTTAGAGCTGTTATTAGAAGAGTATGTCCGTAAGATTTATATCAATGATGCTGACTTTGCCGTCTATTCTTTTTGGTCATCAGTGGTCGATGATACTGAAAATCTTTGCAATTTGATCAGTACGGCCAAAATTAATATGGAAGAATGGTGCTTTCATCGGCATGTTATATCTAATCCTTCAGAGTTCTCAAAACTTGAAGTTGGTTTTTCTGCATTCTTCTTAAACAGGACCAATCGTTCTGGTATTTTAAAAGCAGGTGTAATCGGTGGAAAAGCACAAGATGGAAAATGGAAGATGGATGTGCGCTTTAATCGTGAGGATTTAATAACAAGAATTGAAAGTATAGCGAATTATAATCAAAGAATTATTGTTACTAATTTGGATGCGATAGATTTCCTTGAGGGATTAAATATCATGGATAGTCTTGGTAAGGCCGATAAAGATAAAATTCTTTTATATTTAGATCCTCCCTATTATGTTAAAGGTCAAGGTTTGTATCGTAATTTTTACGATCACGATGATCATGTGCTTGTCATGAAAAAACTTAAGGAAATAAACTTTCCAAACTGGCTTGTTTCTTACGATAATGCAGAGGAAATCAAAAATATCTATAGCAATTTTCCCCGAATTGAATATTCCTTACAATATACTGCACAACAGAAAAAGTCCGGAGAAGAAGTCATGATATTCTCGCCGAAAATTACAGTACCTGACACTCTTAAAGGTGTTTCAGTGCCAATCTCAGCTTGAGTAAAATAAACTACTTTCAAAAAGTGTTATATACACAATCCTGCAGACTACTCTTTTGATCTTGTGTGATTTCGCAAGCATATGCATGGAATGGCCTGTATTCAGATGATCCCCTCTTATCTCTGTAAGCCTTTACTAACGTGTTTTCGCTTACACCATGCACCTGCATGAAAACCATTACCTAAAGCGGGCACGCGTGGCGGAGGTACGAGCGCGCTGTGGGGTGCTGGTGGTCAAACTCTGCGGCGCAATTTCCGGGCCGCTGGCGTGTCGGTACTGCGGGACCAATGCAAGACCGTAAAAAAAAGCGCCCCGCTGGATGCTGGTAAGGCGCTCTGGTGAAGGGGGGTGATGAGATGTCAGGTGGGGTGGGTGTCTTCGGCCAAGTCAAAGATATAAAGCGTGAATGTGATCACCTCTTCACCCAGCCATGCATTCCGCTCTTCGAAGTGTTTTTACAGCGGCATCAGTTCATTGCGCACGAACACCCGGATGACTCTTTCTCTACGTAATCGAACCCGCCGGTGTTGTTCGGGACAATGCCCATCATCTGCGGCGGCCCCCGGTGCGTGGCCAGCATGTCATCGCGTGACTCATTTTTGATTTTCAGGAACTCATTCTTTGCCGCCACCAGTGGGAACGCCTGCAGCGCAGTGTAGCGACGTTCTCAATTCAGCTGGTGAAAAAACGCGTGGAGCTCTATACAGAAATGCCGGTGAAGGTCAGCGGCTTTAGGCAGCAGATAGATGCAGGAGAATGGATCATTATAACATCGACGCCCAGACTGAGCGCTAATAACGGATTTACTACCAGTATCGAGCTTGAAGTGAAAATAGACTCATTTGAAATTGATTAGTGACATCTCATAATTTTTTGATTAAGTATAGTTTATCTCAGTTGAGTTTTGGAGACGATGCTATGATGAATTGCCCTTTGTGCGGGAACGCCGCACATACCCGCAGCAGCTTTCAGGTATCAGCAACAACCAAAGAACGATATAACCAGTGCCAGAACATCAATTGCAGTTGTACGTTTAAATCTCATGAAACCGTGTCAGAGATCATTATGAAGCAGGTAGCGTTAAACCTGTGCCGCCGCATTCGGGAAGAAACCAGCAGCAACCATTGTGGCTTTGATTGCTGACATATCAAGTATGAAGCCCGTATTGCACGGGCTATGATTTTACATCTATTCTTTACTCTTTACTGTCAAAAATATTTTGCCAAATTTTAAGTTTCTTTTGCATCGACATCGAAATGAAATCTCTATAAATCCTTCTATGAGGTGGCAAAGTGGATTGTTTTAAAAGTTGAGGAAATTTTCATAAACGATTTTCTAGAACTTCTGACGTATCTTCAATAACAGGGAGTCTATTAAATTCAACAATTAGCTTCCCATTAACAACACTATAGTGAGCTGCATTAAATAATATATTTTTAGGGAAGGGGTGTAATGCATTTGGATTATGGTAAACAATTAAGCCTTCATCCCAACTTTCTGTATAATTTTTTGTTGGGATTATCCTTGTGATGGATTCTATTTCCCATGTTTTTTCGTTTGGAGTTTTTATTGTTCTCTTTATTTTATATTTTGTACTATTGAATTTATCTTTTAATCCCATTCTGTTGAATTTTTCAATGTCGCTAGCAGGTGAGAATATCACGGCACTGATGTTTTCTGATTCCGGAAAGTTGAAGAAACCTGAAGCGACTTCTTTTGTTCCCCAGACATGAAAATCAATATCTATGCGGTTTTCAACTCCATTCTCTGCAATTTTTTGCTGAAACCCATATAGATATAAAGGTAAGGCATCATGACTTATGTTGCCAGCGCCTTTAAATTGACAGTCAGCTATAGCAATAGCAAACGGCTTGCCTGAAACATGCTCTTGCTTCCAATATTTTTTTTTGAGCTTAGCAAGCAGTGGGCCAGAATAACGTGTAGGGAAATAATTAATTAATAAGTTGTTGTACTCTTCGATGTTAGAAATATCAATTTCAGGCATAGGAATGGGGTTGCCTCCCCGATCTATTGGACGGTTGATTGTCGTTGCTTCGATTGCGAAAGGAATAGATATTAATCCATTAATGAAATGGAGATTAAAGTCAGGAGCATTATAAGAACTATCAAAAACACAATCATTTTCTGTGAAGATGCAAAAGAGAAGAAGTTCCCATATCCTTTGGTTAAAACCTGTTGTCTGAAATTGCTCAACAAAGTTTCCATCAATATCAACATACCATCTCATTAGTGGTTCAATTATGTTTTTTGCTGCTGAGTAATTTGATGAGTTAATCAGCAATAAAAAATCTGAGTTGATGTTTTTCTTTTTTGTTTCAATAAAAAAGTCCATGGTTTCTTTAGTTTCGTCACCCTGAATCCCCAGTTCATCAGCAGATGGATGCAGTTCTTCTATTTTTTTTATTAGTTCTTTTTTTGTCTTATTTCTGTCCTCACCAAATTTTGTCATGCTAATAAAGCGATATCTTTTATTAAGGTCTCGAGAGAATATCAAACCTAAATAATCACTGTCTATTGTGTCAATCAATAAAGCACCTAAAACCTTCATGTCATGTGTTTCAAACCATTCAAGCTCTTTTGAATGTGATTTGACTTGGGGATTTCTCGCGTATGTAGCTAAAGCATTAAATCTAGATAAAGCTATTGGTTTGATTACGTTAGATTTCATATGAGGCCCATTGTTTTATACTAAATAGTCAGATAGCACGCGACCTTGCGCTCAAATATATTTCTCAGAACTACGGATTAAAGCGTTCATGAATAATACATGTAGTTACGTCATGGGTTGATTAAAATTTCGATACTAGGCTCACAATGATATGAACGCAGTATCCTTTAACAATCTGTTCGCCATTAAGGTTATGAAAATTTGAAAAGTAAAACCTGTTTTTGAACTAGTGACGGTGGTCAGTGTAAGACGGTTTGTAGAAAAACTGCTGTCATTTTGCTGCCAAGCAGTTTTTTGGCTACAAAAAAAGCCGCTGGAAAAGCGGCTTAAATGAATGATTTTAATCATTAAATTTGGTGGCCCCTGCTGGGTTTGAACCAGCGACCAAGCGATTATGAGAACTATGCGAAGCAACGGAAAAACAATAGTTTGCGTTTAAAATCAGGAACATATTGTGACAATGATAGCCTCTATTTGCCATCATTAACCATCTCTACCGCCACTTTACCGCCACTTGTAGCCAGCGGGTTTAGCTTTGCAGCCTCTTCTAAATGGTCTGGCGCGAAGTGGGCATAGCGCATTGTCATTTTGATATCTGTATGCCCTAAAACGCGCTGTAAAACTAAAAGATTTCCGCCGTTCATCATAAAGTGACTTGCAAAAGTATGGCGTAAAACATGCGTAAGCTGGCCTGCAGGTAACTCAATTCCCGTTCTTTCTAATGCTGAGCGAAATGCGCCGTAACAATCTAAGAATATTCTGCCGGTCTTATTATCAGGGATGATTTTATAAATATCCTCAGTGATGGGGACTGTCCTGTTTTTTCGACCCTTAGTTTTTGTAAAGGTGATTTTGTATTTAGTGATCTGACTTCTTCTCAGGCCCTCGGCTTCAGACCAGCGCGCGCCAGTTGCGAGGCAAATTTTTACCAAAGCTTCTAATTCTTTGTATTCGCTCTTTTTGCATTCAGACAACAAGCAATTAATCTGCTCATGAGTCAGCCAAGCCATTTCGGATTCTTCGGTGCGGAATGGCCGAACGTGTTTTAGAGGATTATCACCTTTCCATTCACCTAACCGGCTTAGCTCGTTAAACACGGCTCGGAAATAGGCTAGCTCTAAATTAAGCGTGCGCGGCGAAACTTCGGTTACACGATTTGAGCGAGCAAAATCACCTTTCAATCTGCGCTCACGATAGCGAGAAAACATCTGCGCATCGAAATCTTTAGCCAGTGGTTCACCCATACATTCAAAGGCGTGATTCATGGCTTTCTGTCGCTTTTCACCATCCTTTAAGGTGATCCCGTGCGCACCATACCAAGCTGTGATCAGGTCTTTAAGGGTGCGACGGTCTTCTTTTTCCTCATGCCAAGGCTGCTGAACCTTATGCTGCTCGTAGGCGATTGCCTCACCTTTGGTGGCGAATTTGGTGCGGGTGCGCTTGCCGTTGTGGTAAATCTCACAGAGCCAGCCGCCAGAGGGCAATTTCCTAACTGACATTAGGCAACCTCGCAATAAATACCGACAATGCGGCCCAGTTGCTTGATCTCATCAATGCCGCATTCAAAAGGGACTTTGCCGCCTGCTACATGCAGTCGCTTGCCGGGCAGCACCGTAAGCTCTCTTAAGCTCACCGCGCCTTCAACATCTACAAGCCAGCTACCATCAGCTAAAGGTGCATCTTGTTCAACGATATAGCTTTTGCCTTCATTTCTGACGCACATGGCATTCTTCAAGGTCTTACCGAAAAGTTCCTGGCCGACCGTCAGGATCCCATTTTCTGAAAGCCTGCCTTCACTTAATGTGAACATCTGAAGCTGGACAGATGAAGCTGAGCGATCGTCGTTTCTCTGCGGGCCTTCCCCGGTCAGAATCCATTTGAGGTTGACGCCAGTTTCTAGAGCGCAATGGGCTGCGAAATCATAGGAAATATTGCCGCGCGAATAGCGGTTTTGCAGCGTGCTTGCAGCGATATCAAAGTGGTTTGCGAGCTGAATTTTTTGGTTGAACCCATACACCTGGCAAATCCTGTCTAAAACTTCCTCGTTAGAAATCTGGCTTTCAAAGTCCATAAATGGAGTTTCCATGTTGACCAATGCCAAAATTGGCATTAGGATTCGTTTTGTTGGTGGCATCCGATGGCAAACGTTGGCAAACAGATGGCAATCGGTGTCTTAAACTTTCAAATAAGGAATCATGCAATATGGCTTCTGAAATCGCAATCATCAAAGTTCCCGCGCCGATCGTCACTGCCGAGCAGTTTGCCGAGCTGGAAGGCGTATCCCGTCGCACTGTTTATCGCTGGACTACCGGCGACAACCCGCAACTGCCTATCGAGCCGCGCACCATCCGCAAAGGTTGTAAGAAAGTAGGCGGGCCGATCCGTATCTATTACGCACGCTGGAAAGAAGAGCAGTTGCGTAAGGCGTTCGGGCATTCCCGTTTCCAGCTCATTATTGGCGGCTAATTCACATTAAGTGAATAGGGAGATTCGCACATGTTTGATTTTAAGACTTCCACCCATAACCACTATGACGACGCCTGCCGCAAGTTTGCACTCACGCACAACATGACGGAGCTGGCGCAGCGGGCAGGTATGAAAGTGCAGACCCTGCGCAACAAGCTTAACCCGGAGCAGGTGCATCAGCTGACCGTTCCTGAAGTGCTGTTGCTCACCGATCTGACAGAGGACGCCACGCTGATGGACGGCATGCTGGCGCAGCTGCAGTGTCTGCCGTGCGTGCCGGTTAATGAGCTGGCAAAAGAGAAGTTTCCGGCGTATGTGCTGAAGGCGACCGCCGAAGTCGGGCATATGGCCGCTAACGCCGCGAACCCGGAGCGCATTACGGCAACCTGCCGTCGCGGCATTCTTGAAGCTGCCAATACCGGGATCCGCTGCATGATGCTGGCCGCGCTGGCCGTGCAGAATCGCGTTCACTCTAACCCGACTTTAGCCTCAACCGTTGACGCTATCAGCGGGCTAGGTGCTTCGATTGGCATCAGCTGAGGGCGCACGATGATTTCATTTGCGGCACGCCTCAAGCGCCAGAGTCCGTCAATGTCATACGGACATGGCTGGATTATGGGCGAGAACGGTAAGCGCTGGCATCCGGTACTGAGCCAGCAGGTACAGGTAAAAGAGCAAAGAGGTAAAACATGGCTATCGAAGGCGATTCAATGCTGGTCGAGCTTACTGCCGGCCAACGGGTTTCGGCGCTGAATCACGTTGCCTTAATCCGCGCGCAGCTGATGGGCGGCAACTGTGAAAAAGACATGGCTCGCTTCTTTTCTGAAATGCGCGATGTGAAAGACAGTAATTATCAGGACAACAAGCGCGCACTGAGCGCGATTCTCTTCCTGGCAAACATCGGTAAAGACAGGCACGCCGCTGAATTTAGTGAACTGACTACTGATGAAAGAGCGGCGCTTATTCGTGCAATGAATCATCTAAAAGCAGTCGTGAGTTTATTTCCGAAGCGAATGGCTCTGCCTAATTAATTAACCCCAAGCAAATAAATGGCGTACACCCGCCGGGCATTCTTTTGCCTAAATTCTGGAGAAAGTGAAATGCGAAATATCGAGAAATTTAATTTTGATGCTGATACCGAGGCGCTGGCCGCAGTCATCACCAGGGCGCGCATTGAAGAGCGCAAAGACCGCGCGCTGGCCGTGTCTGAGCGCCTTGTTGAGCTGGCCTTGCACGTACATCAGCGAGGGCTTTCCGGCATCGAAGCTGCCGACCTGATCCGCCGCGAGGCAGAGCGTTATCAGAACGAATCACAGGAGCTGCACTAATGGCCGATTCAATGGACATGGCGCAGGCACGCGCCGAAGAGCTGCTGGCACGTAACATCGCCAGCGTAGTTAACCGCCCGGTCAGCGTTGCGGCTTCATTCTGCGAAGACTGTGACGCCCCGATCCCGGAACAGCGCCGCCGCGCCGTGCGTGGCGTTACCCGGTGCGTCAGCTGTCAGGACATGGCTGAACGGTACGCGAAAGTTTCAAAAGGCGGTGCGGCATGAGCACCATCCTCAAATGGGCAGGCAGCAAGTCCCGCGTAATGCCGGAGCTGCTGACGCACCTGCCAGCAGGTGATCGGCTGGTCGAGCCCTTCGCCGGTTCCTGCGCGGTAATGATGAGCACCGATTACCCCTCCTATCTGGTTGCGGATATCAACCCCGACCTGATCAACCTGTACCGCCAGATAAAAGAGCACGCCCGCCCCTTTATCGTTGTGGCGGCCAGCCTGTTCAATCAGAACCAGACCGGGGAAAGCTATTACGCTGTACGGGAGGCGTTTAATCACAACCCGGCGCTGCCCCTGCTGGAGCGCGCCGCGCACTTCCTGTACCTGAACCGCAACGGCTATCGCGGCCTGTGCCGTTACAACCGTCGCGGCGAGTTCAATATCCCTTTCGGCAATTATGCAAAACCCTATTTTCCGCTGGCTGAGATTGAGGCATTCGCGGAAAAGGCGCAGCGTGCGACGTTTATCTGCGCTGACTTCCGCGAGACGCTGCGCCTGACTAAAGCTGGCGACGTGGTGTACTGCGATCCGCCGTATGACGGGACGTTTTCGGACTATCACTCGGCGGGCTTTGACAAGGATGAGCATCACGATCTTGTCAGCATGTTGCTCGGCGTCTCGGAGCGCTGTCCGGTTGTCGTTTCAAACAGCGATACCTTCTACACCCGCAGCATCCTGCGCGATTTCGACATTACCAAAATCAGCGTAGCCCGCTCGGTTGGCGTTGCCGCCGGTGAGGGCAAGCGAGCCTCGGAAATCATCGCCGTGCGCCGTCCGCAGGAGAGCGCAGTATTTGTCAGTGTTGATCCGGCGGCAGGCGCTGGCTGGTCTGCAGAAGTGCAGGCGGTTCAATGATTCAGGAATACGCTTACCCGTGGAATGCTCCACGGGAAGCCATCGCCAGCCCATATCCCACCTATGAGGAAATGCACAGCCGCAGTCAGATGATTGCGGCTTTGGCGCGTGCACAGGAGCTACTGGAAAAGCAGCCGACGCTGATCCAGCTCGACGTTAAGCGCCGCGTCAGCGAGCTTGAAAAGACCCAGGGCATTGCCCGTGCCAATGCGTACTTAGCAAAAACCTTTGTTGAGCGCACATTGCCACGCGTTGAATGCGTCAGTGAGCAGTACCGCCTCGGCGAAATGAGCAGCGGCACGTTTAACCTGCTTGCAGGCAATGCCGCGCAACAGACTGGCGCGGCCAGCGCGGCCGGCACGCTGTGGGAGCTGATGCGCCGCTTTAACCGCCTGCCGGATATGGCGCGCGCTGACGTCGATCTGCTGGCCGGGGATGTGGCTAATTTCATCCTGGCTGAATTAGTCCAGGCGCACGCGCAGGCCAGCGACGAGTCGGATTACCGGTATACGCACCGCGTTTACATGACCGCCGCCACTATCACCCGCGAGCTGAGCCAGACGCCGCCGCTGTGGGAAAAGGTCACGTCCCGCCTGTTCGACCCGGAGGAAGTGACCCCGGCGATCATGCGCATGCAGACCGAGAAGTGGTGGAAAGGCCGCCTGCGCCGCGTCGCCGCGTCATGGCGTGAGCATCTGCAGATCGCCCTGGCTAACGTCAGCAAAAAGCATACCCCCTACGCCAGCAGCATGACCGTCTCCGAGTGGCGCGAGCAGAAGCGCCGCACCCGTGAGTTTCTGAAAGGCATGGAGCTGGAAGACGAGGAAGGCAACCGCATCAGCCTGATCGAGAAGTACGACGGCAGCGTAGCCAACCCGGCGATCCGCCGCTGCGAGCTGATGACCCGTATTCGCGGCTTCGAAAACATCTGCAACGAGATGGGCTTTATCGGCGAGTTCTACACGCTGACCGCCCCGGCGCGCTATCACGCCACAATCAAAAGCGGTCATCGCAACCGCAAATGGAACGGCGCCAGCCCTGCCGACACTCAGCGCTATCTCTGCAGCGTCTGGCAAAAAATTCGCGCCAAGCTGCACCGTGAGGAAATCCGTATCTTCGGGATCCGCGTTGCCGAGCCTCATCACGACGCGACCCCGCACTGGCACATGCTGATGTTCATGCGTCCCGAACAGGTTGAGCGCGTGCGCGAGATTATGCGCGACTACGCATGGCAGGAAGACAGTAGCGAGCTGACGACCGACAAGGCCCGCAAGGCCCGCTTTCATGCGGAGGCTATCGACCCGGAGAAGGGTAGCGCGACGGGCTACGTCGCTAAGTACATTTCCAAAAATATCGACGGCTACGCGCTGGACGGCGAGACGGACGACGAAAGCGGCAAAGACCTGAAGGAAACCGCCTCGGCCGTTTCCGCCTGGGCGGCCCGCTGGCACATCCGGCAATTCCAGTTTGTGGGCGGCGCGCCGGTGACGGTTTACCGCGAGCTGCGCCGCATGGCAGACAGCGATACCGCACACGGCCTCAGCGTTGAGTTTGCGGCCGCGCATGACGCCGCCGACGCGGGAGACTGGGCAGGATACGTTAACGCACAAGGCGGCCCGTTCGTGCGCCGCGACGAGCTGGCCGTGCGCACCTGGTATCAGGCCAGCGAAGACGTGAACGAGTACGGCGAGGAAACCGTGCGCATTAAGGGCGTTTATGCAACTGAAGTTGGCGAAGATACGCCGATCCTCACCCGTCTCGCACAGTGGAAGATTGTGCCGAAACGTGCCGTTGATTTGGGTTTTGAATTTAAGGACGCGTCCGCGTCCTCTCGGAGTTCTGTCAATAACTGTACGGGGGGATTGAGATCTGAGGATTCGAACCCGCCGGAAAGTTTCGACAATATCGACCTGGACGGCATGAGCAGAAGAGAACGGCGGCAGCTGCTGAGCCGGATCAGGGCGCAGGAGCCAGAAAAGCGTCACCTGCAGCTGAGGCGGTCGGACAAAATCGAGGCCGCGTGCGATAACGTGATAGGCCAGGTGAAGGATTTATGCGGTGAAACCATCAGCCGCGGGCTGGCCGTGCGCCTGATTGGTGGCACGCAGACCAAAATCGGCGGCCGCCTGTTCCGCAGCTCGGCTTATGGCGACCTGTTCCGGCCAAAAGTTAAGGCCGATAAGGCAGGAATATTAGAAAGATTTAACAGACTCGCCGAATTGGTCAGGTCTAACAAAGCCTGATTGAAGGGGTGTTTTGGTAAAGCATTGACAAAAGTTTGATGTAAATGCGGTTTTAGGCGACAGAGGTGAGAAATCAATAAAACACATCTATATCAGGTAGATAAAAAGTGCTTTTTAGTGAGACATTTTTCTTTCGAAGATTCTGGAGCCTGTGCTACTGTATAAATAGACAGTATATTTATAGGGGAGGGCGCATGGATAACGTTTTAAAAGAGCGGGTAATGCTTGAGCGTGTAGAGCTGATAGCGAGGCTTACATCAGAAGGGATCTGCAGAGAGCGGGATAGAGTGATTGCTTTAAATCTCATTGCTGAGATAGCGCGGAACACCTCGATAACTAACAAGCAGTTTTCGGTGGTGTTTTCGGCCGTGCCGTTTGAAGAATAACGAGCGAGATTACGACTGTATGCGAATAGAAATCATGCTCGATAAAAATCAAAAGATAAGCCAGCCAGTAATAGATGCTTTTGATGCAGAGGTTAGCCGCCGCGTTTGCGCTCTTTTCCCCGACGCCGAGGTGCAAGTGCGCCAAGGTAATCATACAAGAATAGAAATGCCGGACTTAAAGCTCGATGAGGACAGAAGACGCGTGAGCGAGCTGTTGCAGAACGTGTGGGAAGATGAAAGCTGGCTGATAGAGATAACTCTGCCAACGTCAAAAGCTTGATTTTGGCGGCGGCAGAGTTGAACAACGAGCATTGCGAGGCGTTAGGCTATGGCTAAAAGTGCAGATAAATTCAAAATCGTGCATCGTGGCGAGTCGCTAACTTATTACACGCCGGGCGAATGGGTCTTTTTTCAAAGATCCAAAGAAAGCGGCGGCGGGTACTGGCTCGGCCGGACATACGATTTTGTTTTCATCATTGAGTTGCCTCAGCCCGTTTCGCTTCACCAGGGTATCCTTTTTCTAAATAGCCTGGAGCCAAAGAGCACCTTTAAGCCGGTGTCGGCAGACGATTTTAAGCTGCAGTGAGCTATGCATGCATAACGTGCATGGATCTGCATGCGATTACCACAGCTGAAAACATGCGACGGGGCCAGTGCTGGCCTCGTTTTTTTTGTCTGATGCAACTGCATTAAAAGCGATGCACAAAGCGGGCAGGCGTGGCGGGGATAGCATTGCGCGCGAGGGGTGCAAACATGTATGCGGAGGATGCGCCAGCGCCACGGAGGCGGGCGCAGCGGTTGCGGGCAAATCACAGGGGGGCGAAACGGGAAAAGCCCGCACAATGCGTCTGAGCGCGCGTGCATTTTGGTTGAAATCAAGGCGTCGACATCTGTATATAAAAACAGTATTGTGCTAAAGTCATACCGGTTGGGATTTATCCTGGTTGAATGTAAAATGACGGCCCTCAATTTCAGATGAAGCATGCAGGGACGTCTAATGCCATATGATTTCATTCAGATAACACCCGTAGCTAACGACATTGAGCAGTTAGGGACAAAAGAGAAGTTTTGGTTCCCTTACGGCGATGAAAATAATCCGTGGCTGTTCAAATACTCACGAGAAAATACGGGTGAGCATTGGTCTGAAAAATGTGCGGCAGAGTTGTGTCATTTATTAGGTATCCCGCATGCTGAGTATGAACTGGCGCAAGCACATGGCCGACTCGGAATCATGTCGCCAAACATGATTCCTAAGCAGTTTCGTATGGTGATGGGAAATGAGGTATTACATAGTACTTCGACCGATTATCCTCAACCCATACAGGACGACGAGAAGCCTGTTCGTGTAAGGGAGCATACCGTCAGCAGAGTTCTGGCTTGCTTAGATAGGGATGCAGTAAAGCCTCCCGTTAGCCCTTATGATCTTGCCGGTCTTAATGCTGCTGATGTTTTTTGCGGTTATCTTATGCTCGATACATTGATAAGTAACCAAGACAGGCATCATGAAAATTGGGCTATCATGCTCAATAATGAAACTGGAGAACAATTCTTATGTCCTACATACGATCATGCAGCCAGTTTAGGTAGAGAGATGGTTGACGCTGAGCGTCAAGAACGACTTAGCAGTCGCGATAAAAACCGTCAGATACCCTGTTTTGTCAGGAAAGCAAGGTCTGAACTTTTCAAAATAAAAACAGACAAAAGACCGCTGCTTACCATTGATGCATACAGGCAATCTGTCGTTGGCAGAGAAGCAGCTAGCCAACACTGGGTTTCTCGGCTGCACAGTTTGTCGGAAGAATCCATAGCTAAGGTTTTCAACGACGTGCCTTCAGAATGCATTTCTGAAAGTGCCCGAGAGTTTGCTGCCTTGATGGTTGTGGAAAACAGAAGAAGGCTTTTAGAAGATGAATAACACTAACTCAGTTTATGTTGCCTGGCAGGAACCAGATACTCGCGCCTGGCATGTTGTGGGTAATTTGCAAGCGCGTAAATCGGGTTATGTCTTCAAATATACAAAAGGGGCGCTATCATCGCCTAAATTCACTAAATTTAGCGGGATGAAAGATGTAAGCGAGACCTATGTATCAGAGGAACTATTCCCTTTGTTCAAAAACCGCCTGCTTTCTCCAAGACGACCAGAGTATCCTCGCTTCATGTCATGGTTAGGTTTTGAGGATGAAAAAGCTAAGCCCATTGATATTTTGGCCCGCACGGGTGGCATGCGAAGCACCGACAATCTGCAAATCTTTAAAAAAATCGAACTAGAAGAAGACGGCAGCTTTGAGCACTGTTTCTTCCTTCATGGCCTTGGTTATCTTACCGACAGTGCGAACGAACGAGTTTCTAAATTGAAACCGGGTGAGATGCTGAAACTGAGTTTAGATCTGCAAAACGCTTTTGATTCTGAAGCCGTAGTGGTTCGAGCTGATCAACCTGCTGAGATTGTAGGATATTGCCCGAGATACTTTGCCAAATTAATCAAAAGCCTGCTGCTTAATGACCCTCAGTCAGTGTCGCTTGCGGTTGAGAAAATTAGCAACGATGCACCGCATAACTATCGTTTGTTGTGCAAGATTTCCGGGTATGCGTCTACTTCTCAGAGAGAGCTTTTTAGTCTGCACAATGAGTTTGATGTGATTGACTAAAGTTGAAGGGTTCACCAGATGGTGAACCCTTTTTTCATGCTGCGGTTAATTCATAACTTCTAAAAACAATCACTTCCTCACCAATCCAGTCGTTAATTTCCCTCATCCGCTCCTGCAGCGGCGTCAGCTCGTTACGCACGAACACCTGCGATGCCTTCACCGCGTCACCGAACCCGCCGGAGTTGTCCGGGATAATCCCCATCATCTGCGGCGGCACGCGGTGCGCGCTGAGCAAATCGTCGCGGCTGGCCTTCTTGATGTTAAAGAAATCGTCTTTCGTCGCCACCTCGCTGAGCGGCAAAATCTTGATGCCGTCCGGCTTGCCGTTCGGTGCGTACATGAACAAGTTTCGGAAATTGCCCAGCCCTTTCGTGTCGCGCATCGCCTGGCGCATCCGGTCAACGTCGCTGCTGCTCTGCGCTGCGTCGGTCATGTAGAGGATGTAACCGGCGTGCGCCCCGTTCTGGTAGTACTTGCGGCGGAACAGCGTCGCCGCCTCATTCAGCCAGGCGGAGTTAAGCGCGCTGAGGTATTCAGGCAGGCCGTACAGCTCCTGATTGATATCCGGCTCCAGCAGATGAAACACGCGGCCGGCGGAAAATTCGTGCGGCTCCTTCCAGTCGTTCACAAACCAGTAAACCCCGTCGGCGATCCCCTTGCGGGTAAATTTAGCCGGCGACGTCTCAAGGCGCAGCGGCTTGCCCAGCCCGTTGCGGCGCATCTCCGCGAAGGCGTTACCGAAAACCAGATAGTCCAGGGCAAATTTGCTGAATTCCTGCTGGCTCATCATCGGGTGCGGAATGAAGGTTGAGGCCAGAATGTTGCGCTTAACGTAAATCGGCGAGCTGTGGTGAACGGCCGCGCGCAGGCTTTTCGCCAGCCCGTGAAAGCTGACCGGCGGCTCATACCAGCGCCCGTTACCGATGCACTCGGCGTAATCCAGAATGTCGCGCTTGTCCATGACCGGCGTTGGCTCGCCGAAGGTAAACGCCTCGGCGTGCTGCTGTGGTGCGGTTGCCTGTGCCGGCTGCGCGGTGGCGGTATGGGCCTTGCGGCCCCTGCGTTTGCTCATTAGTAAAACTCCAGAATTGAGGGGCTGGCGCCGCCGCTGGCTGCGGTAAGCGGTTCGTTTAAGAGGGCGTGCATAATTGCCCAGGCAACGTCGGCGTGGCTGGCTTCTTCGCTGCGGCTCGCCTCGTAGGTTGAGCGATTGCCGCTGGCCGTCATGGTTTTGCGGATCGCCATAAAAGACTGCGTGATATCCGTCGCCCCGGCGTCATACTCAAGGCGCCCGCTGCTGATGGTGTCCTTTGCCTTCAGCACCATTGCGGTTTTCACCTCCGGCGAGTATTTGATTTCGCGTGCCGCCGGGTAAAACTGGCGTACCAGCTGGAAGACGCCCTGCCCGATGCCGGTTGCATCAACGCCGATATATTCCACGGTGTACTTTTTCGTTAAGTCCTCAATGGATTTCGCCTGCGCGGCAAAGTCCATGCCGCGCCACTGGTGGCGCTCCAGCACGCGAAACTTACCGCCCGCCACAACCGGCGGCGCGATGACGGCGCAGCCTGCACTGTCGCCGGTGTGCGACGGGTCATAGCCGATCCAGACCGGGCGGTAAGCAAACGGGCGCGGCAGGTACGGGTTAAAGTCTTCCCACTCCTCCAGGCTGTCGATCATGCAGCTTTGCAGCTCGGCAAACGGGAACACGCTCGCCTCGTCGTCGACAAATTCACACATTAGCAGGTTCTGATACTCCGCCGGGCTGTACTCCAGCTGCAGCTGGTCAATGTCGAACAGGTTGCAGCCGCCGGTCAGCGCGTCCTCAACCGTGACAATCTGGCGCCACTGGCCGTCACCGCACAGCGCGCCCTTCGCCAGGTGCGAATGCGAGAGGTCAATCTCTATGCGGTCATCTTTGCTGCGGCGTCCTTTGTTGAACAGCGCGCCCGACCAGAACGGATAGGCGCTGTGTGACAGGCTCGACGGTGTAGAAAAGTAGGTGGTGCGCCATTTCTTGTGCAGTGACATGCCGCTGGCGACCTTGCGCAGCTCCTGAAATTTCGGGATCCAGAAATATTCATCCAGGTACAGGTTGCCGGTATAGCTCTGCGCGGTGCGCACGTTCGTGCCGAGGAATATCAGCCGCGCGCCGTTTGGCAGCACGATGGGATCGCCTTTCAGGTCAACGTCTGCCTGCCGGGCAAAGTCGAGGATGTAGTTTTTAAAGACGTGCGCCTGCGCCTTGCTGGCTGACAAAAAAATCTGATTGCGGCCGGTGGTGAGCGCATCTATCAGCGCCTCGCGGGCAAAGTAGAACGTCGCGCCTATCTGGCGAGACTTCAGAATGTTGCGGATGCGATGAGTTAATCCGGCCTTGTGCCAGTTGAGCTGATACTCAAAGCAGCCATCCATAAACAGCCCGGTAAGTTTCTCCGTCTGTTCATCGCTGAAAACGTTTTTAGCCGGCGGCTGGCGCTCGCCCTTATTGCGGTTGCGCACGTTCGGGTTTAAGTCCGCCTCGTTGCCGCTGCTGCGGTAGCGCTCAACGCGGGCAAGGCGCTCAATCTGACGGCCGAGCGCATCTATCTCCTTGTAGTCACCATTCCCTTTGACCTCTTTCATGATGAGCTGAATCAACCGGGCTTCCATGCTGGATTCCACGCGACTGATGGGCGCAACGTCATCCCACGCGTCGCGCAGCTTCCAGCTCTGCACGGTTGGCGTTTTCTGTTTGAGCGTCTCCGCAATCTGGCGCACGGAATAACCCTGCCAGTAAAGCAGCGCGGCCTGACGGCGCGGATCGCTGATGATGGTGGTCGGTGTCATGTTCATGCAGCAAGGCTACCGGCGCCGAAAATGGCGCGCCTGCTGTCTCTGTTTGCTGATGCATCAGCGGTCTGGCATTCGTTGAGGGATTGAGGTGCTGCGGGGAAACTGGCCCCGAACCGACCCAACACCCTGACCGGAGCCTGATTAATGGCAGCAATCAAATCAAAGCGTTTTCGTATCGCAGTTGAAGGCGCAACCACTGACGGCCGCGTGATTTCCCGCGACTGGATTTCGCAGATGGCGAAAAACTACGACCCGAACATGTATGGCGCCCGCGTCAACATGGAGCATATCCGGGGCTATGCCGCTGACAGCACTTTCCGCCGCTTCGGCGACGTGACCGCCGTCGAGGCTGAAGAAATCGGCGACGGCCCGCTCAAGGGCAAGCTGGCGCTGTATGGATGGATTGATCCGACGCCTGAGCTGGTCGAGCTGACCAGGGCGCGCCAGAAAATCTATACCTCCATCGAAGTTAAACCTGAGTTCGCCGACACGGGCGAGGCGTATCTGGTTGGTCTGGCTGTGACCGACGACCCGGCGAGCCTCGGCACAGAAATTTTGAGCTTCAGCGCCACGGCCAAAGTTAACCCGCTGGCGTCGCGCAAGCAGGACAAAGGCAACCTGTTCACCGCCGCTGAAGAAACCGTGATCGAGTTTGAAGAGGTTGCCGATCCAGCTCCGAAACTGCTGGAGCGTATTGCCGCCATGTTCTCGGCCAGGAAAAAAACTGACAGCGAACAATTCGCCGATGTCAGCGCAGCGGTAACAGTTGTTGCCGAGCAGGTGCAGCTGAACGCGGAGAGCCAGATGCAGAAGCTGTCTGCGCTGGAGCAGTCAGTTAACGAGCGTCTGGAAGCCATCGAACAGCAGGCCGGGGAAGACCGCGCCGCTTTCGCAGAGCTGCAAGGGCAGCTGTCGCAGACCGACGGCAGCTTTACCCGCCGTCCGGCGTCAACCGGCAGCGATCCGAAGTCCGGCGCCCAGACCGACTGTTAATCAGGCGTGGCCTGAACGTTAAAACCCAACACAGAGATAAACAGGAACGCCAATGCGCAAGAATACCCGCTTCAAGTTTAACCAGTTTATGACCCGCCTCGCCGAGCTGAACGGCGTGGAAACCGACGACATGAACAAAAAGTTCACCGTAGAGCCGTCGGTCACGCAGACCCTGATGAACCGCGTGCAGGAGTCGTCTGCCTTTCTGACCCGCGTCAACATCGTGCCGGTGTCAGAAATGAAGGGCGAGAAAATCGGGATCGGCGTGTCCGGCTCGATTGCCAGCACGACCGACACGGCAGGCGGCGATGAGCGCGAAACCGCTGACTTTGCCGCGCTGGATAAGCAGGGTTATGAGTGCGTCCAGGTCAACTATGACTTTCATATCCGCTACAACACACTCGACCTGTGGGCGCGCTATGAAGATTTTCAGGCCCGCCTGCGTGACGCCATCGTGAAGCGCCAGGCGCTCGACCGCATCATGATCGGCTTCAACGGTGTAGAGCGTGCAAAAACCTCCAACCGTCTGAAGTTCCCGATGCTGCAGGACGTGGCCGTCGGCTGGCTGCAGAAGTACCGTAACGATGCGCCTGAGCGTGTGATGAGCAAAATCACCGACGAAAGCGGCGCCGTAGTGTCTCCAAAAATCCGCGTCGGCAAAGGTGGCGACTACGCCAACCTCGACGCGCTGGTAATGGACGCAACCAACACTTTGATCGAGCCGTGGTATCAGGAAGACCCGGAGCTGGTTGTTATCGTGGGCCGTCAGTTGCTGGCCGACAAATACTTCCCGATCGTCAATCAGTCGCAGGCCAACACCGAGCAGCTGGCCGCCGATCTCATCGTCAGCCAGAAACGCATCGGCAACCTGCCAGCGGTGCGCGTGCCGTATTTTCCGGCAAATGCGCTGATGATTACCCGCCCGGATAACCTGTCGATTTACTGGCAGGAAGGCACGCACCGCCGCCTGATTGACGAGGTGCCGAAGCGCGACCGCATCGAAAATTACGAGTCCATCAACGAGGACTACGTGATCGAGGATTACGCGGCCGGTTGCCTGGTTGAAAACATCGAGGTCGGTGAGTTCAGCGCGGCTGTAGAAACCCCGGCAACCCCGGAGGCGTAACGCATGTTAAGCCCTGCCCGACGTCACCGCATGCGCCAGGAGGCGATTGAAGCCTCGCAGAACGCCGACAACCCGCTGCGCCACGCCAGCGGCTATGAGCAGATGCTCATCAAGCTGAACGACGACAAGCGCCGCCTGAAGAAAGTGCACTCCAACGAGCGCAAGGCGGAAATGAAGCGGCAGCTGCTGCCTGAGTACGTGCCGTGGGTATCCGGCGTACTGGAGAAAGGCAAAGGCGCACAGGATGCCGTGTTGATGACCGTCATGATCTGGCGGCTCGATGCGGGCGATGTGACCGGCGCGCTGGAAATCGCCCGGTACGCGCTGGCGCATGGTCTTGTCTCGCCTGACGGCTTCAAGCGCGCCAGCCTGCCGTATCTGCTGGCTGAGGAAGTCGCAAGCGCGGCAACGCGAGCCTGGACGGCAAAAGAGCCGGTCGATGTTGGCCCGCTGCTGGCAACGATTGCGATGACGGAATCCGAAGACATGCCCGATCAGGTGCGCGCCAAGCTGCACAAGATAACCGGGTATGTGCTTCGCGATGCGGGCAGGGCTTCGGAGGCGATGACCCACCTTGTACGGGCGCAGCAGCTGCACGACGGCTGCGGCGTCAAAAAAGACATTGAGCGGCTGGGAGCGGCGATGAAAAAGCAGGCTATCGCCAGCCGCTGACCGAACGCGACCCCGCGCACGGGCGGCAGGACGGCAACGCACTTTCAGTGTCTGCGCCGACCTCCACCGCCCACCTATTTCAAAGGCCGATTATGAATAACACGGTTGTTATCCCCGCCCCGCGACCGGCAGAGACTGCCGAGCCGCCGGTAAAGAATACGTTTTTCTGGCCTGACGTTGACCTGCAGCAGCTGCGCGAGTCGCTGCGCTATGAGGGAACGGTCACGGCGCAGCGCCTGCGTCTGGCCGTGAAAACGGCAATTTCAGAAGTTAACGCCGAGTTGTACGACTGGCGCGCCGCGCAGACGACTGCGGGCTATAAGGCGCTGGCTGACGTGCCTGCGGAATCACTCGACGGCGAAAGCGAAAAGGTCACGGCATACCTTGCCGCCGTCGGCGCCCTGACCGCCGCAACCATCGTCGAGCGCTATCGCGGCTATGACGCCAGCGGCACGAAAAAGGCGGGCGAGGTTGAGGCGAGCGCCGACGAATACTGGCGCGACGCGCGATTCAGTATCAGCCGCATCGCCGGTAAGCCCGGCTGCATTGTGGATCTGCTGTGATGAACGTTTACGCGCAGCAGGGCGATACCGTTGACGAAATTTGCCAGCGCTATTACGGGCGAACGGGACAGGCGGTCGAGCTGGTTTATGCGGCTAATCCGGGCCTTGCGGAAAGCGGGCCTGTGCTGCCGCACGGCTGCGAGGTGACGCTGCCAGACCTGCCGGACTCTTCAACGGGTGAAAGCGTGAACCTGTGGGACTAAAAATGGAAAAAATCAGTTCTGTGATCAATTACCTGATTGGCCTGATTCTGATGTGGTTCGGCCGTCATACGCCACAGGATATCGCCTTTATGGTCGGTTCGGGCGTGGCCGTTATCACGGTTGTCATTAACGTGGCGACGTTTTTTATTAACTGGCATTACCGCCGCAAAACCTACGAGCTGCAGCAGCGCATGCGGGGGGTGAGCCTTGAGCCAGACCGCTAAGCGCTGCGCCGTGGTGGCGGTGCTGGCTATCGCCGCGCTGCTGCCCCAGTTCAAAACCCTGCAAACCTCCGAGGCAGGGCTGGCGCTTATCGCCAACGCAGAAGGATGCCGCTCGTCGCCGTATCAGTGCAGCGCCGGAGTCTGGACGAACGGCATTGGTCACACAGAAGGCGTGACGCCGCGCAGCCAGGTCAGCGAGCGGCAGGCGGCGGTTAATCTCGTTTATGACGTGATGCGCGTCGAACGCGGGATCGGAGCCTGCATGCCGGTTGATATGCCGCAACCGGTTTACGACGCGACCGTATCCTTTGCGTTCAACGTCGGCGTGCGCGCGGCCTGCGGCTCGACCTTTGCCCGGCACATCAACGCGCAGCGCTGGGCTGATGCCTGCAATGAGCTGCCGCGCTGGGTGTACGTCAACGGCGCGCGCAATCGCGGGCTGGAAAACCGCCGCGCGGCGGAAAAGGCGTACTGCCTGCGGGGTGTGAAATGACGCGCCTGATAGCGGGGCTGCTGGCCGTGGCGCTGCTGGCGCTGGGCGTAACTGGCTGGCAGTGGAAGGTCGCAAAAGAGGATCTCAGCAGCGCGCAGCGCATCATCGGCACGCTGTCGGCGGGAATCGAGAGCCGCGACAAGGCGATAGCCAGGCTGGACGCTGATGCTAAGGCCAGCCAGAAACGCGAGGCCGCGCTGCGGCTGATGCAGGGGCGCGCCAGCACGGCCGCGCTGAACCGTGAAATGCACATACAGAGAGAAACCGATGCGAACCCGATACTGCGTGACTGGTCTGCTGCTGCTTTGCCTGACGACATTATCCGGCTGCACAGTCGCCCCGCCTTCGCCAGCGCCAGAGATTATCTGGACTGGATGTCCGCGCGTGACAAGCTGCCCGGTGCCGGGAAACAGCCTTAAAACGGCCGGCGATCTGGCGGCGGACAATCGCCAGCTTGAGGCGGCGCTCGCGGCCTGCGGGCTGCAGGTCGAAATTATCAAAGATTGCCAGGAGGAACACGATGCTGAAACCGCAACAGCTGCGCCGGGCGCTGACCGACAGCGTGCCGGAGCTGCAGCGAAACCCTGACGCGCTGAACGTCTTTATCGACAGCGGGCGCATTGTCTCGACGCTTGCCAGCTCGCTGTCGTTTGAATATCAGTACCGGCTGAACATGGTGATTACGGATTACGCCGACAATATCGACCTGCTGATCGTGCCGCTGCTTGAATGGCTGCGGACAAATGAGCCTGACATTATGGCAACCGAGGAAAAGCGCCGGACGGGCTTTACCTTCACAGCGGACGTGATCAGCGACACGACCAGCGATATCAGCATAGAGTTACAACTGAGCGAGCGCGTGATCGTGAAGCAGGCAGACGGCGCGCTGCACGTCACTCACGTTGGCGAGAATCCGCTGCCGGATAACGATGCGCGGCCGTTGCAGCTTTACGCAGGCGGTAAGCTCATCAGCGAGTGGCAATCATGAGCGACCTGCAGCTGGTAAACGACCGTCTGGAGGCGCTCATCAGCAGCCTGTCAGCCCCGGCGCGTAAAGAAATGGCGCGCAGCATTGGCCGCAAGCTGCGCGCCAGTCAGCAGCAAAATATCAAGCGCCAGCGGGCACCAGATGGTACGCCGTTCAAGCCCCGAAAAGCGCAGCCGGTACGCAGCAAAAAGGGGCGCATCAAGCGCGAGATGTTCGCCAAACTGCGCACGGCGAAATACATGAAAACGCAGGCGAGCGCCAGCGAGGCGGTGATCGAGTTTGCGGGCAACGTGCAGCGCATGGCACGCGTGCACCATTACGGCCTGCGCGATCGGCCGTCACGTAAAGGGAAAGAAGTACAGTATGAGGCCCGTCCATTGCTGGGTTTAAATGAAAAAGATTTAGAAATGATTGAGGAAGTTATTATATCAATTCTAAAATAAGCTTTCGGCTAAAGAGGGCTTGCAATGAAAAGAAGGTTTGATGTAACGCAAGGTGTGCAATGGCTAGGGATTATTTTTTTAGTTGTGGGGGCTATTGATTCATCTGTGGGGAATGTTTCTGGCGGAGCTGCCTGTTTCGCTGCGGGCATATTGTTAGTTTTGTTATTCAGTTTCGATGTAAAGAAATTCAATGTATTTGGTCTTGCAGCAGAGTTACGGGAGAAAATAAGCGAGGCCGATAAAATTCTGGATACCCTGCGAGGAATTTCGCTGCCGATAAGTGAAATTGCCATCAACACTGCCTCTCAAGCTGGGAGGTATGATTCGGTGGTTCCAAGAAAAAAGCTATACGATTTTGTAAATTCTATAAGTAAAGAACTTGAAGGTATGGGCGTCAAGGCAGAAGAAATTGAGAGAGTGAGAGAGGCGTGGTATCTCGCAACGTCAATAGATATGGCTCTACCTGTGCATACAGAGATTCAAAAGCAAATACATGCATATCATTCTCAGGCTATACAAAAAAACGAAGATATAAATAAAGGGAAAATAAGCCTGAATGATGATGAGACTCGGCAATTCAGCGAGCACCTGTCAAAAATAGAATGGGACAGATACCACTATTATCATGATGAAGCCGCACATATAAACCTAGATTACAAAACCTACCCTCAACATCTGCAACAGTTAATTCATGATTTAACTGGTGTGCCGGAAAGTGTAAAAGCGCAAATGCTAATTAAAATTAATGAGCATATTCTTGATATTGAATATTTGATAAATCAGAAAGACATTCGCAGGCCTGACGCATGGTTTAAGTAACTTTTACGCTGCCCTGTGTTTGCTGATGCATAAGCAAACTACCTTCCTTTGCTCAACATGCCGCAACGTAGCAACCTTGCGGCATGAACGAACAAATCTCAGAAATTCAGCGCCTGCTGCGCAACCTGATCCGCATCGGAACCGTGTCCGCCGTCAATCTGAATGATGGACTGTGCCGCGTCGATACAGGAAACAATAAAACTAACTGGCTTCACTGGCTGAGCGCCCGCGCGGGTAAAACCCGTTCCTGGAATGCGCCGTCCGTGGGCGAGCAGGTGCTCGTCTTATGCCTGGGCGGCGAACTCGATACCGGCTTTGTGATGCCGGGAATCTTCTCGGACGACAACCCGGCGCCGTCAGCGTCGGCGGATGCGCTGCACTGGTCATTTCCTGACGGCGCGGTGATCGAGTATGAGCCGGAAAGCGGCGCGCTGACCGCAACCGGCATTCGGACGGCAACCATCAAGGCCGCAGTAAAAATCCTGTTTGATTCGCCAGAGGTGGAGTGCACCAAGCTTCTGAAAACCGCGCAACTGGAAGTCACCCAGGGCGGCACGATGAAAGGAGACGTATCGCACAGCGGCGGCAGCCTTAGCTCTAACGGTATCGTGGTCGATGCTCATCAGCATGGCGGCGTGAAGTCGGGCGGCGATCTATCGGGAGGGCCGCAGTAATGGCAGAAAAATATATCGGTATGAACCGCGATAGCGGTAGCACCCTGACCGATCTCGATCACATTCGGCAGTCAGTGCGTGACATTCTGTTGACGCCGCTCGGCGCCAGGGTGATGCGCCGTCAGTATGGCTCGCTTCTTTCCGCACTGATTGACCAACCGCAAAACGAGGCGCTGCGCCTGCAGATTATGTCGGCCTGCTATCTGGCGCTCCTGCAGTGGGAGCCGCGCATCAAGCTGACCGCCATCAGTTTTGAGACGGACTATAGCGGCGCAATGGTGGTCGAGCTGACGGGCAACCGCACCGACAACGCGCAGCCTCTTTCCTTAACCGTTCCTGTGAGCTGAGAACATGGCAACTATCGACCTGAGCCAGCTGCCCGCGCCTGACGTGGTGGAAACGCTGGACTATGAAAGCCTGCTGGCCGAGCGCAAAGCGACGCTGGTTTCCCTTTACCCGGCAGAACAGCAGGACGCTATCGCGCGCACGCTGGCGCTGGAGTCGGAACCCATCGTTAAGCTGCTGCAGGAAAATGCCTATCGTGAGCTGATCCTGCGCCAGCGTATCAACGAGGCGGCAAAGGCCAATATGGTGGCGTATGCGCTGGATGGCGACCTTGACCAGCTCGGCGCAAATAATGGCGTTTCTCGCCTGATTATTACCCCGGCCGACGATACGACCATTCCACCAACGGCCGCCGTGATGGAAAGTAATGACGATTTCCGGCTGCGCATCGCCGCCGCCTTTGAAGGGCTGAGCGTAGCCGGGCCGACCGGCGCCTATGAGTACCACGCCAAAAGCGCCGACGGCCGCGTGGCGGACGCCTCGGCCATCAGCCCGTCGCCCGCCGTCGTGACCGTGACCGTGCTCGCCCGCGAGGGCAACGGCGCCGCCGGTGATGACCTGCTGGCCGTAGTGAGTGCCGCGCTTAACGACGAGGACGTGCGCCCGGTCGCCGACCGGGTGAGCGTGAAGTCGGCGGAGATCGTGAACTATGAAATCGAAGCCGAGTTGTATCTCTATCCGGGGCCGGAGGCAGAACCTATTCGCGCCGCCTCTGAGGCAAAGCTCGCCGCCTATGTCACCGCGCAGAAGCGCCTCGGCCGGGATATCCGTTTGTCGGCGCTGTATGCCGCCATGCACGTTGAGGGCGTGCAGCGCGTCAACCTGATTAAGCCGTCAGCAGACGTCGTGCTCGATAAAACGCAGGCGGCCTACTGTACCGGCTACGCGCTGACCGTGGGAGGCTCGGATGAGTGATCGTCTGCTGCCGACCGGCTCATCAGTGCTTGAGGTTGCCGCTGCCGAGGCGCTGGCGAGCCTGGGCGCCATGAACGTGCCACTGCGTCAGCTGTGGAATCCGCAAACCTGTCCGGTTGCGCTGCTGCCTTATCTGGCGTGGGCGTGGTCGGTAGACCGCTGGGATTCAGCCTGGAGCGAATCGACAAAGCGTGGCGTGGTTGCTGCCTCTCAGTACGTGCATCGGCATAAAGGCACGATTGGCGCTATCCGCCGCGTCGTTGAGCCGCTGGGTTATCTGATCAAGGTAATCGAGTGGTGGAAAACCAACGAGGCGCCAGGCACGTTCCGGCTAGATGTGGGCGTGTTGGATACCGGCATTACCGAAGAGATGTATAACGAGCTGGAGCGCCTGATAGCTGACGCGAAGCCCTGCAGCCGTCACCTTATCGGCCTGTCCATCAATCTTGATGCGAACGGCATTCTGCCGGTTGCCGTTGCCAGCTATAGCGGCGATGAGCTGACGATTTACCCTTACACCCCTGAACTTATCAGCGTCGGCGGGCCGGGTTATTCCGGCGCGGCCGTGCATCTTATTGACCTGACGGAAGTGAGCGCATGACGACTAAATATTTTGCCCTGCTGACCAATCAGGGCGCGGCTAAGCTGGCGAACGCCGCCGCACTCGGTACGAAAGTGAATATCACCTCTATGGGCGTCGGGGATGGTGGCGGCACGTTGCCGACGCCAGATCCAGCGCAGACGAAGCTCATCGCAGAGAAGCGGCGCGCGCAGCTAAATTCGCTGACCGTTGACGCAGCAAACAGCAGCCAGATTATCGCCGAGCAGATTATCCCCGAAAGCGAAGGCGGATTCTGGATCCGTGAGATTGGCCTGTATGACGCCGACGGCGTGCTGATTGCCGTGGCGAATTGCCCGGAAACCTAAAAGCCGCAGCTGGCCGAAGGCAGCGGCAGAACGCAAACCGTGCGCATGATTTTGATTGTGAACAGTACCAGCGCGGTAACGCTGAAGATAGACCCGGCTGTTGTGCTGGCGACCCGACAATATGTTGATAGCGCCGTGATTGAGGTGAAGTCCTATGCTGACAGCCTGATGGCCGCGCATGTGAAGGCCGACAATCCGCATAGTCAGTATCCGCTGATCAAGAATGCGCTGAAGGAAATGGCTGATGCCGGTTTGCTGCCGGACGTTCTCAAAAACCTCGGTTTGGGCGAAGCAGCAAAACGGGATGTAGGGACTGAGGCTAACCAGTTGCCGGACATGGGCAGCTTTGGTCGCAGCTTTGCAAACAACGGTTACCAGAAATTGCCTGGAGGATTGATTATTCAGTGGGGCTTTACGGCTACTGGCACGGCGGGCAACACGGTAACGCTACCCGTTGCTTTTAACAGCTGGATTGCCGGGTGCGCAGGTAATGAAGCAGGCGACGACTCCTCGATAAAAGTTGTGTCGATTATTCCTAAGTCACTTTCAACCTTAAAAATTTCTGGGCGTATCGTTGGGGGCAACACACTTGTCAACACTGTCGTGCGCTGGATTGCTATCGGATATTAACGCTATGAAAACTTACTTTTCGCAGTCTGCTTCAGGCTTTTACGTTGAGGGCATATCTAACCTGCCTGAAGATGCAAAGGAAATCAGTGAAACCCTCTGGAAAGAACTACTTGAGGGTCAGTCAGCCGGGAAAATCATCGACTTTACCAGCGAGCCGCCAGTGCTTATCGAGTATGTCAGGACGGCTGAAGACTATATGACTGAAGCGACGGCGCAGAAAGCCGCCTTACGGCTGGTAGCAGACAATAAAATCGCCCCCCTGGAGGATGCGGTTGCGCTGGGCATTGCCACAGATGAAGAAAACGCCAGTTACGATAACTGGCGTAAATATCGCGTGATGTTAAACCGAACAGACATTACAAATGCGCCGGACATCATATGGCCGGAAATGCCGGACTGATTATAAGCCCGCCCCGGCGGGCTTTTTGTTACTGAGGTTTCAGCGGCCAGGTAATAGTGGGTGCTTCCCGAACATTAACCGCCTGTACCGCCTGAATATATTTCATCCATTCAGTTAGCGAGGCTTTGTCTTCGTCCGTAATAATCCCGAGCAGCAGCTGCGTCTGCCATGCCTGAGTTACGCCGTTCGCCTCGCTGATGAGCGCAGATTTCTGCCTGGCCGCGTCGCTTACAGCAGCAGTTTGCTGTGCATCCGTATCAGTTACCCACTTTTCACCGTCCCATTTATCCCAGCTGCTTGCGGGCGCAAGGGGCGTCGTGCCTGCAGGGTAATCGCCTAATTCTGCAATTACTTTTTCCGAGCCATCAGCAACGGAGTAGACCGTTTCGCCGCGATAATCGGCAACGATCTGCCAGTCGCCATTACGGTAAACCGCAACACTTCCCGCATCGGTAGCGGGCGGCGCAGTGATACAGGCGCACGCGGGAAGCCCCACGCCCTGCGCCAGAAACTCATCGCTGGAGCCTGTAAATTCTCCAGTCTGACTGCTGTAGTTATAAACGGTCAGTGTGCCGGATGCTTTCGCCAGGCCATTTTTATCAAGCGTAACCTTAGCCATCATGCAGCCCTCACAATGTAGTTAAATGCGACATTACGCGACCGGGTTTCTGCCGCTGTGCGTGCTACTTTCGACATATCAAATGTCGTGACGTCTGCGTTTCGGTTTGCCGTTCCGCCCGGCATACCAAAACCCGAATTACCGCCCTGACTGCTGTACGCAAACACCCCCGTCGCGCCTGCAATGCTACCGGTATCTGCCTGCTGGTATCCACGGGAGACGATAGTGCCGGTAACGTTCTGCAGAGCATCACTCTGCGCCGTAAGCAAAGCGCGACCGGTATCTACGCCGCGTCCGTCATCCCAGCCCCTGATAAATTCACCGCGCAGATCGGCCAGTACCAGTCCCGGATAAGCCTGCGCCAGCTTTGGATAAAGTGAGCTGCTAAAGCCCGCACCGTTGCTTTTCAGAAAGACCATGCCAGCCATTGAGGGAAACAGCTCGTTTGGCATTTTCGCGTGCGGCCAAGGGAACGGCGAACCTATGACCGGAGAGCCTTCGCCCAAACCGAGGTTTGTGAGAAGCAAAGCCCTGGCCCTGTACCGGCCCGCGCTGGCAAAATTGCGGCCATTTACAGGGAATGCAGAGTGCTAATCGGTTATATCAGGGCGTCAACAAATGACCAGAATACGGATTTACAGCGGTTAGCGTTGCAGAGTGCAGATTGTGAGCTGATTTTCGAGGACAGGAAAAGCGGCAAAAGCACAGATCGGCCGGGGCTAAAGAAAGCGCTGCGCTGCCTGCAGCCGGGCGACACGCTGGTAGTGTGGAAGCTGGATCGGCTCGGTCGTAGCATGCGGAATCTTGTAATGCTGACCGAGGAGCTGAGGGCGAGAGGAATTAACTTTCGCAGCCTCACCGACAGCATTGATACCATCACGCCAATGGGGCGTTTCTTCTTTCACATCATGGGCGCCCTGGCCGAAATGGAGCGCGAATTAATAGTGGAGCGCACCCGCGCCGGGCTGGCCGCAGCGCGAGAGCATGGAAGAATTGGAGGCAGGCGCCGGATTATGACCGGCGAAGTGATAGCCAAAGCTGAAAGAATGATCGCCAAAGGGGCGACGCTACAGCAGGTGTCTCTTGTTCTTGAAGTATCTGTAAAAACGCTCTATCGCTATATCCCGGCGGAGCGGCAGCGCACCCTGCGTGAATCTGTTTGGTGATATACCAGCGGGCCATGACAAAATGCGAAGCCCCGCCTGACCTGACACCCTGAGCACACCTTTAATCAGGAGTGCAACAGATGGCAGATTATCATCACGGTGTCCGCGTCGTCGAAGTCAACGACGGCACGCGCACCATCTCCACCGTATCAACCGCAATCGTGGGCATGGTCTGCACCGCGCAGGATGCAGACGCGGCAACCTTCCCGCTTAATACGCCCGTGCTGATCACCAACGTGCAGGGCGCCGTCGGCAAGGCTGGCAAAAAAGGTACGCTCGCCGCCGCGCTGCAGGCCATCGCCGACCAGTCAAAGCCCGTCACCGTCGTGGTGCGCGTGGCGGAAGGCGCCGACGAGGCCGAAACCATCTCTAACATCATCGGCGGCACGGATGAAAACGGCCAGTATACGGGCATGAAAGCGCTGCTTGCCGCGCAGACCCAGCTTGACGTCAAGCCGCGCATTCTCGGCGTGCCGGGGCTGGATTCACTGGAAGTGGCAACCGCGCTTGCGGGCATCGCGCAGCAGCTGCGCGCCTTCGCCTACGTTTCGGCGTGGGAGTGCAAAACCATTTCCGACGCTCGCCTGTATCGCCAGAACTTCAGCCAGCGTGAAGTCATGGTGATCTGGCCGGATTTCCTCGCCTGGAACACCACGACCAGCAAATCCGATACCGCATACGCGACCGCACGCGCGCTGGGCCTGCGCGCCAAAATCGACAACGACACGGGCTGGCATAAAACCCTGTCCAACGTCGGCGTTAACGGCGTGACCGGCATCTCCGCGTCGGTATTCTGGGATTTGCAGCAGACCGGCACCGACGCCGACCTGCTCAACGAGGCGGACGTCACCACGCTGATCCGCAAGGATGGCTTTCGCTTCTGGGGCAACCGCACTTGCAGCGACGACCCGCTTTTCCAGTTTGAGAACTACACCCGCACCGCGCAGGTGCTGGCCGATACGATGGCCGAGGCGCACATGTGGGCAGTAGACAAGCCGCTGACGCCGGTACTGGTGCGCGAAATTATCGCGGGCATCAACGCGAAATTCCGCGAGCTGGTCAGCGCCGGTTATCTGCTGGGCGCGTCTGCCTGGTACGACGAGAGCGCCAACGACAAAGACAGCCTGAAGGCGGGCAAACTCTTTATCGACTACGACTATACGCCGGTTCCGCCGCTGGAAGATTTGACCCTTCGCCAGCGCATCACCGACACCTATCTGGCGAACTTCGCCGCGTCCGTTAACAGCTGAGGATCTGGATAAATGGCACTGCCACGCAAACTGAAGGGCATGAACCTTTTCAACGACGCCAACAGCTATCAGGGCGTCGTGACCGCCGTCACGCTGCCCAAGCTGGCGCGCAAGCTCGACCCGTTCCGCGCGGGCGGCATGAGCGGCGCGGCCTTTATTGATAACGGTCTGGAAGATGACGCGCTCGATATGGAGTGGAGCATCGGCGGCATGGATGAGCTGGTTCTCACGCAGTGGGGCGCCTCTGACATTCCCCTGCGCTTTACCGGCTCCTACCAGCGCGACGATACCGGCGAGGAAATCGCGGTAGAGATTGAGGTGCGCGGTAAACACCAGACCTTTGATTTTGGTGAGGCCAAGCAGGGCGAGGATACGGAAATCAAAGTCACCTCAAAGAACACCTATTACAAGCTGACCTTTAACGGCAAAGAGCTGATTGAGATCGACACCATCAACATGGTGGAGAAGGTCAACGGCACCGACCGACTGGAGCAGCGCCGCAAGAACCTCGGCCTGCTTTAACCCTGACGCTGGCGCCCGGCGCGGCGCTGGCCTTACCTGACTACAGTGAACAGAGATAGCGAACATGGAACAGAACGAAAATACCGTTGTACTGGAAACCCCGCTGAAGCGCGGCGACACCGAAATCAAGCAGATTGACGTCATTAAGCCAACGGCCGGAAGTCTACGCGGCGTGCGCCTGGCCGATCTGTGCCAGTCGGACGTAGACGCCCTGCTGACCGTGCTGCCGCGCATCACCCTGCCAGCGCTGACAAAGAGCGAGTGTAACGCCCTCGATCCGGTTGACCTGATTGTGCTGGGCGGCAAGGTGATCGGTTTTTTGCAGTCGAAGTCGGACGAATAGACTGGCCGCACGGCCTGACGGTTAATGACCTGATGGCCGACATCGCCACGATATTCCACTGGCAACCCTCCGAGATGTACGACATGCCGCTGGCCGAGCTGATGGACTGGCGGCATAAAGCCTTTATCCGCAGCGGAGCAAACCCGGATGAGCAATAACCTCAAGGTGCAGGTGCTGCTGAATGCGGTAGACAAAGCCTCGCGCCCCTTCAAGGCCGTACAGGCCGCCGCTAAAAATCTGTCGTCTGACATACGCCAGACGCAGGCAACCATCAAGGAGCTGGACGCGCAGGCGGGCAAAATCGATGGCTTTCGCAAAGCCAGCGCGCAGCTGGCTGTCACGCAGCAAAACCTCAAGGACGCAAAGCAGGAGGCGGCAGCGCTGGCAATGGCATTCAAGAATGCCGAGCGCCCGACCGCGCAGCAGGCCCGCGCACTGGAGAAGGCGCGGCAGGCGGCGGTTGAGCTGCAGACCAAATCTAACGCGCTGCGCCAGTCGGTGCAGCAGCAGCGCGATGCGCTGCGTGACGCAGGGATTTCCACGCGCAACCTGAGCAGCGAGCAGCAGCGCCTTAAAACCGACTCGGCGCAGGCAACCGTCAGCCTGAGCCGCCAGAAGCAGGAGCTGCAGCGCCTGAACGCGCAGCAGGAGCGGCTGAACATGACCAGTGAGCGCTACCGCAAGGGGCAGGAGCTGTCCGCCAGGGTGCGCAACGCGGGCGCCGCCGGTGTCGGAGCGGCGACGGTTGGCGCGGTTGCGGCTTCATCGGTGCTGCGCCCCGGCTATGACTTTGCCCTGGCAAACTCAACGCTGCAGGCAACCCTCGGCCTTGATAAAAACTCGCCTGAATTCCAGTCCCTGCGCACGCAGGCGCGCAGCATCGGCGACAACACCGCCGCTTCGGCGAATGACGCCGCTCAGGCGCAAATCATCATCGCCAAGTCTGGCGGGAACGTTGACGACATCAAGGCGGCTACGCCGGTTACGTTGAATATGTCGCTAGCCAATAACCGCACGATGGAAGAAAGCGCCAAGCTGCTGATGAGCACGAAAAACGCTTTCGGGCTGGCTAACAGTCAGGTTGCCCACCTAGGCGATGTGATTTCCGCCACGCTTAACAAAACCGCCGCCGACTTTGACGGGCTAAACGATGCGCTGACCTACATCGCGCCGGTTGCGAAAAACGCTGGCGTCAGTGTCGAGCAGACGACGGCCATGATCGGGGCGCTCGCAAAAGAAGGCACAACGGGCAGCATGGCCGGAACGGGAGTGCGTGCCATGCTGCTGCGCGTGCAGGCGCCAACCGGCGAAGCCTTCAAAGCCATCAAGGAGCTGGGCGTCAAAACTGCCGACAGCAAAGGCAACATGCGCCCCTTCTTCACTATTCTGAAGGAACTGCAGAAGTCATTTGAGAAAAACAAACTCGGCACGGCGCAGCAGGCGGAATACCTGAAAACCATCTTCGGGGAAGAGGCAGCGTCTTCAGCCGTCACCCTGATGAAAAACGCGGCCAATGGTGAGCTGGACAAGCTGACAAAGACGTTTCAGGGATCCGACGGCAGCACGGGAAAACTGGTTGACGTGCAGCAGGACAACCTCGGCGGCGATTTCAAAGAGCTGCAGTCAGCTTACGAGGCGCTCGGCACCGATATCTTTGACCAGATGGACAACAGCCTGCGCACGCTTACGCAGGACACCACAAACTTCCTGCTGCAGATAGATAAGTGGGTGCAGGCCAATCCAAATCTATCAAGTGGCATAGCCAAAATCGCCGCAGCCGGGATGATTATTGTAGGCGCGCTGGGCGCCATTGGGCTTGTTGCCTGGCCGGTTATTACGGCCGTTAACCTGCTTGTTGCCGGGGCGGGATTTCTCGGTACGGCATTCAGCATTGCGGGCGGCGCCATCGCAACAGCGCTCGGCGCCATCTCGCTGCCAATAGTCGCCGTTGGGGCGGCAATTGTGGCCGGGGCGCTTCTTGTACGGAAATACTGGGAGCCAATCAAAGCCTTTATCGCTGGCGTTGCCGAGGGGTTCAGCGCCGCGATGGGGCCGATAGGGGATGCATTCAGCCCGCTAAAGCCCGTCTTTGAATGGGTGGGCAATAAGCTCAAAGAGCTGTGGGACTGGTTCGGTAAACTGCTGGATCCGGTGAAATCCACGCAGTCTGAGCTGGCGTCTGCCGGTGAGATGGGTAAGAAGTTTGGCAACATGCTGGCGCAGGCGCTGAAAATACCCAGTGAGGCGCTGAGCCAGCTACGCAGCGGTATCGACTGGGTACTGGAAAAGCTCGGCATCATCGACACTAAATCCGACGGCCTGAAAGACAAAGTAAAATCCCCGGATCCGATGGCGACAGGCGGCGCGGGCGTCGATACCGGCGGGCAGCAGTATAACCTTGCTTACGGCGGCGGCTCGTACAAGCCGGTTCCGTCGCCGTCTGTCGGGGGCGGGTATACCGACCGCAGCCAAAATACCTACCAGTATGAAATCAACATGCACGACGGCATGAGCAAAGACGATGCGCTGGCGCTGATGGCGCAGCACAGGGAAAAAGAGCAGCGCAACCGGCAGGCGCAGAACCGCAGCAAAATGGGCTGGGAGGATTAAACGATGATGATGATTTATGGCATGCTGCCGTTTATGCGCCAGACCCTGCCTTACGGGGATCTGCAGCAGAATATCGACTACCGCTGGCCGACTAACAGCCGATTCGGGCAGCGGCCGGCCGCGCAGTTTATTGGGCCCGGCGACGAGAAAATCACGCTGTCCGGGGAGCTGCGACCAGAGATTACCGGCGGGGCTGTGTCACTGACGACTATTCGCCTGCTTGCCGACGAAGGGATGGCGTGGCCGCTGATTGGCGGCAGCGGCATGATTTACGGCATGTATGTGATCGAGAGCATTTCCAACTCTTTCAGTGAGTTTTTCCCTAACGGGACGGCCAGTAAAATCATGTTCACGCTGAACCTCAAGCGCGTTGATGAGTCTCTGACGTCAATGTTTGGCGACCTGAAAAAGCAGGCCGACGGGCTTATCAGTGGCGCCGGTAATCTGCCAGAGCAGCTTACGTCAGCCATCGACAGCGTGAAGTCGGCGGCCGGTAATCTGGTTTCCTCAGCGGGAGGGCTACTCGGATGATCGGAATAAGCAGCCTGCCAGTGCAGGCCGGGGCGCGGCTTACGCCTGATTTTATGCTGACGGTTAACTTTAAGGACGTTACGACCAACATCAGGGATCGGCTTATCTCGATGACGCTGACCGACAACCGTGGCTTTGAGGCTGACCAGCTGGATATTGAGCTGGACGACGCCGACGGACAGCTGGCTATGCCGGTACGTGGCGCGGTAATAAAGCTGTTTCTAGGCTGGAAGGGGCAAACGCTTTTTGGGAAAGGTGATTTTACCGTTGATGAGGTAGAGCACCACGGCGCGCCGGATACCATGACAATTCGCGCCCGTAGCGCGGACTTTCGCGGTACGCTCAATTCCCGTCGGGAAGTGTCCTATCACGATACAACCCTGGGCGAGGTCGTGACGCAGATAGCCGAGCGGAATAAGCTCAAGCCAATGCTGGCCGACGGCTTCGCCGGTATCGCCGTGGCGCACATCGACCAGACGCAGGAGACCGACGCCAAATTTCTGACGCGCCTTGCCACGCTTTATGGCGCTGTTGCAGCGGTAAAGGCTGGGCGGCTGTTGTTCATCCGGCCGGGTAACGGCGTCACTATCAGCGGTAAGCCCATCCCGCAGATGACCATCGCGCGTCAGGATGGCGACCGGCACAGCTTCAGTATCGCAGACCGTGGCGCTTATACCGGCGTCTCGGCGAGCTGGCTGCATACCAAAGACCCGAAGCCCAAAAAGGTAAAGATAAAGCGCAAGCCGAAGATAAAGCACCTGCGCGCGCTGGAGCACCCGGCGGCAAAGAAGAAAAAGGCGGCCGAGGCCAAAACGCCGGAAGCCAGGGAGGGAGATTATCTGGCGGGAACTGAAGACAACGTATTCACGCTGACGACTGTTTACGCGACCAAATCAGCAGCAATGCGGGCAGCTAAGGCAAAATGGGATAAGCTGCAGCGCGGCGTTGCGGAGTTTTCGCTAACTCTCGCGATAGGGCGCGCTGACCTGTACCCGGAGACGCCGGTCAGAGTGAGCGGCTTTAAGTCGGTGATCGATGCGCAGCCGTGGCTAATCAGCAAGGTAACGCATAGCCTTAGCAGCAGCGGCTATACCACGCAGCTGGACTTTGAAGTTTTGTTGTCAGACGTCGAGTATCAGGCAGAATCAGACAAAGATGATTCACAATAAGTGAAAGTTGTTGCTCCTTTTGGGGATTTGGAGTATTAAAGCTACGAGCTTACAGGGAGACGCCACCAATGATGCATTGTCCGCTTTGCCAGACCGCCGCACACGCTAAAAGCAGCCGTTATATTTCTAAAGAGACAAAAGAACGCTATCACCAGTGCCAGAATATCAACTGCAGCTGTTCTTTCAAAACGCATGAAACGCTGGCAGTGATTATTGTAACGCCAGGGCAGATTAATCCCGTGCCCTTGCATACTAAGCACGAATATCAGCCATCATTACTGCACTAAAATGCAATGCCGATAAAAAACCCCGCACTGACGGGGTTTTTTGTTTGTGCTATTCGCCACCCTTGTAAGTGTGGGTATTGCCTAGCATTACTGCCGTAGCGGGCTTATCCATCAATTTACTCATTTCATCGCACGTCGATAGCGGGTTTTCAAAGGAATATCCGCTAGCTTTGAATTTATTGGTGACGTTGATTAATTTGATTTTTTTGAGGTAGCCAGCAGGTACGCCTTTTGTCCAGATAGGTGAGCATACGCCACTAGAGATTATTGCATTATAGGTTTCATCATTGACGGATGCGGCGGGTAACACGACCGTGATCTGATCCTGCTTAAGATTAACTTCCAAAGGTTGCCAGGGCTTTAGCTTATTTTGCAGTGTAGTGACGTCGGATGATTGAGCCGCAACGACCGAAGAAAATAATAATGAAGTGCTGAGCAGGGCTATATGTAATCGCAT